CATGACCTACACGCAAACCGTCATCGACAACTTCAACGACAACTCCTTCAACACGTCGATTTGGGCAACCCCGTCTGGCGCTACGGGCATCGCTGAGACATCGGCCGCACTTCGCATCTCGGCTTTGGCAGCATATCCAGAAGTTCGATCGACGCAAAATCAGAATTTGTCAACGGGTATTGTGGCGGCTAAGGTTTCTAGTTCTGGAACTAGCACCGCCTCCACCGAGATGTATTTCGGCGCATCAGATAGTGCCGGGAACATCATCATGGCTCGAGCAGAGCCCACTGGCGGTACGTGGACCTTTGTCGTAGCTGGCGCAGTTACGATTGGAACCCCAACAATCCTCGTTACGAACCTATGGACCGGCTGGACCCAAGGGCACTGGCTGGGCATCGGGCGAGTGGCCGCCGATAACATCTGCCATCTGTATAAGTCGGCTGACGGCGTCACATGGACTGAGATGGGATACGTGACTCTCGGTGGCACCTTCGGTAAGACTGCCGTTGGTTTGGATCTCACAGTGGGCGTGTACTCAAGCACCTCGACGTGGATCGGCGTCTTCGACGACGCGTCATATTTCGCGTATACCTCCGACGTGGCCGGCAAAGTCCGCTCCGGCGGCGCTTGGGTGTCACCAACAGCGATCAAAGTCCGCTCCGGCGGCGCCTGGGTGTCACCAACAGCGATCAAGGTCCGTTCGGGTGGGGCCTGGGTGTCACCGACATAGGGAAGGGAGTCAACGTGATCTCGTTTGGGATCAGTGGATCCACCAAGCGAACGGAAGACTTTCTCCGAAAAATGTCCCGGGGGAGCTTTTTCCAGGGACTTGATGGTCTTGCTCGCGAAGGCGTAAACGCTTTGGCTTCAGCGACTCCCGTTGACTCCGGTTTGGCCTCGACGTCGTGGGATTACAAAATCGAGCAGTCCAAGACGTCATGCACGATCACATGGACGAATACCGACGTCGAGAATGGCTTTCCCGTGGCCATCATGCTTCAGTACGGATACGGAACAGGAACCGGCGGATACGTGCAAGGTGTGGATTACATCAATCCCGCCATGAAGCCCGTATTCGATCACATTGCTGACAAGGTATGGAAGGCGGTGACCTCCGCGTAATGGCGTCCATTGAAGAACGCGTCGTAGCAATGAAGTTCGACGGCAACCAGTTCCTCAACGGTATCAACCAGAGTCTGACAGCTCTCGACAAGCTCAACAAGGGTTTGAAGATGCAGGAGGGCGTCAAGGGATTTTCCAACCTTGGCACCGCCGCTCAGGCCCATGTCGGCGCACTGAAGAACATCGAAAACGGCGTTCAGAAGATCTCCGACCGGTTCAAAGCGATGGGTGTTGTCGGTATGGCAGCACTCTCCAACGTCACGAATCAGGCGATATTTGCCGGTCAGACGATGTTGAAGTCTCTGACGGTTGGTCCCATCCTTGACGGTTTCCGCGAGTACGAGACTAACCTCAACTCGATCCAGACCATTCTGTCCAACACTCAGGCCGCCGGTACCAAGCTCAAGGACGTCACCGCAGCACTGGATGAGCTCAACCATTACTCCGACCAGACGATCTACAACTTCTCGGAGATGGCGAAGAACATCGGCACGTTCACCGCCGCCGGTGTTGGACTGAAGCCGGCCGTTGCCGCGATCAAGGGTATCGCTAACTTGGCGGCACTCTCGGGATCGAACTCGCAGCAGGCCTCCACGGCGATGTACCAATTGTCGCAAGCCATATCCTCAGGTCGCGTTTCCCTGGAGGACTGGAACTCAGTCGTCAATGCCGGTATGGGTGGCACCGTATTCCAGAGAGCACTGGCACAAAACGCCGAGAAGATGGGAACCCTGAGTAAGGGTGCAGTCACTCTCAAGGGCGACATGAAGAATGTCACCATCGAGGGTAAGTCTTTCCGAGAATCCATCACCGCCAAGCCTGGAGAAGAATCCTGGCTGACTTCGGAAGTACTGACAAGAACTCTGGCTCAGTTCACAGGCGATTTGTCCGATGCAGAACTGGCAGCCCAGGGATTCAACGCTGCTGAGATCAAGGCTATTCAAGCACAAGCCAAGATGGCCAAGAACGCCGCAACCGAGGTCAAGACGCTCTCGCAGCTGCTGGGAACCGTCAAAGAGTCGGTAGGATCCGGTTGGGCCGCGACCTGGAAGACCATCTTCGGCGACTTCCCTGAAGCGAAGAAGCTTTTCACCAACGTCAACAACGTGCTTGGCGGGTACGTCACCGCGTCCGCCAACGCACGGAACAAGGTTCTGGGTGACTGGAAGGCGATGGGTGGTCGCACGGCCATCATCAATGCCATATCCAACACGTTCAAGGCCTTGGTAGCAGTCGTCACTCCGATCAAGAACGCGTTCAGGGAGATATTCCCAGCAACGACCGGCAAACAGCTAGCCGAGTTCTCCAAATCCATTGAAAGATTCACCAAGAGTCTCATCGTCAGTGGATCCACGGCGAACAACATCAAGCGGACGTTCGCCGGCGTGTTCGCAGTGCTTGGGATCGGCTGGGAGATCGTCAAGCAGATCGTCAAAACCTTGATGACTCTCTTCGGGATAGCTACAGAAGGCTCCGGGGGATTCCTCAAGACAACGGCTAGCATCGGTGATTTCCTTGTCGCTCTACACAAGGCAATTGCCGAGGGAGAAGGTCTGAGTAAGTTCTTCTCCGGTCTAGGTAAGGTGTTGGCACTCCCGATCAAGCTGATCAAAGCGATCGCCGGATATTTCGGATCGCTATTCAAGGATCTGGACTCGGCTGACGCCACCAAGGCCATTTCGTCGGTCACCAAGAAGCTCGAGCCGTTTGGTAAATTGGGTGCTCTTGTCGCCAAAATCTGGGGTAAAGTAATCGGTATCCTGGATAATGTCGGAGCGTCTTTCTCCAAGATCGGTAGCAAGATCTCCACTGTCTTCGGTGGACTTGGAGAACAGATCGTCAGCGCATTCACCGGCTTGGATTACAAGGATATTCTTGCGACGTTTAATACCGGCCTCTTTGCAGGTCTGGTTCTTCTGATCAAGAAATTCCTGGGAAACGGTGGTGGTATCACCGGCATATTCGACAGCATTGGAGAAGGTTTCGAGAATCTAACTGGCGCCCTTGGTGCCATGCAGAACACCCTCCGCGCAGCGACTCTGCTTCAGATCGCTCTGGCCGTGGGCATTCTTGCGGTATCCATGAACGTCCTGGCGAAGATCGACGCCGCAGGTCTTACAAGAGCTAGTGCTGCGATCACCGTCATGTTCACTCAACTAATCGGAGCGCTTCTCCTGTTCGAGAAGTTCTCCGGTTTCAAGGGTTTCGCCAAGATGCCATTCGTAGCGGCATCGATGATTCTCCTGGGTGTTGCGATCAACGTTCTCGCGATAGCCGTCAAGCAGCTAGCGGGACTCAGCTGGGAGGATTTGGCGAAGGGTCTCACCGGAGTAACGGTCTTGCTCGGTTCTCTTATCGCCACGGTCAAACTCATGCCCAACCCCGCTTTGACAATCGCGTCAGCGGCAGGGTTGGTTATCATGGCCGCAGCTATCAAGATCCTTGCTAGTGCTGTGACTGATTTGTCTGGTCTCAGCTGGGAGGAAATGGCGAAGGGACTCATCGGGGTAGGCGTTCTCCTGGCCGGTATCACTCTCTTCTCCAAATTCGCTTCCGCGAATGCCGCTGGGATCTTGGGCGGGGCAGGGATCGTCCTGCTCGCTGCCGGAATCAAGATCCTTGCGAGTGCCATGAAAGATCTGGCGGGAATGTCATGGGAGGAGATCGGTCGAGGTCTGGTTGCCCTGGCTGGTGGTCTCGGCATTATCACCGCGGCGTTGGCCATCATCCCCCCGACAGCGATTGTTTCGGCTGCGGCAGTTCTCGTCGTAGCCCTCTCGCTGGGCAAGATCGGAGATTCGCTCGAGCAACTGGGCGGCATGTCCTGGAGCGAGATCCTCAAGGGACTCGTCACCATGTTCGGCGCCTTGGCAATCATCGCTGCCGGCATGATCGCCATGACCGAGGCTCTACCTGGGGCTGCGGCACTACTCGTCGTCGCTCTATCCCTTGGGAAGGTCGCCGACGCTCTGGTGGTCATGGGCGCGATGGACTGGGAAGCCATTGGCAAATCGATGGTGGTTCTGTTCGGATCGCTGACTCTCATATCCGCGGCAATGATCGCCATGACCGAGGCCCTTCCGGGTGCGGCGGCTCTTCTGGTGGTCGCTGCGGCATTGGCGATTCTCGCTCCGGTTCTTGTAACCTTGGGGAGCATGTCGTGGGGTGAGATCGGTAAGGGGTTGCTGGTTCTTGCCGCTGCTCTAGCTATTATAGGCGTAGCAGGGGCTGTTCTAGCTCCGGTAGTCCCGGCACTCATTGGTTTGGGTGCAGCGATCGCTCTTCTAGGCGTGGGTGCTGCTCTGGCCGGCGTAGGCGTCCTTGCTCTGTCGGCTGGCTTGGCTGCTCTGGCTATCACAGGTGCTGCGGGTACTGCGGCACTGGTGGCAATGGTTTCGGCTCTTATCGGCCTTATTCCGGCAGCCATGCAGGCGATCGGAAAGGGATTGATACTCTTCGCCGAGGTCGTCGCAACGTCAGGTCCAGCAATTACCAGAGCTTTGGTCACGGTTCTCAACTCGTTGATCACAGCCATCGCCGAGAATGCTCCTAAGATCTCGAACCAGTTGTACAAGATGTTGATCCTACTTGTTCAGACCATGAACAAGTATGCAGGACCTTTGGCAGACGCCGGCGCGAAGCTGGTGGTAAACATCCTCAACGGTCTTGCGCGCAATGTGCCCAAAATGGCAGCTGCAGCCACCAACGTAGTTGTCGCTTTCATCAATGCCATTTCCAAGAATCAGGGTCGTGTGATCGACGCTGGTGTCAAGATGATCATCAGCTTCGTCAATGGAGTGGCTAACGCTATTCGCAGCAACTCCGCGGCGATGAACGCCGCCGGTCGTAACCTGGGCTCAGCAATCATCCAGGGTATGGTCAGCGGTATTTCCGGCGGCATCGGTGCCATCACGTCCAAGGCACGAGAGATCGCCAGTTCGGCCCTCAGCGCGGCAAAGAGCGTGCTGGGCATCCATTCCCCGTCGAAGGAATTCGAGAAGGTCGGTAAGTTCGTCAACGACGGCTTCCGCAAGGGTCTGGACGGCAATAAGAAGCAGGTTACTGACGCGTTCAATGACCTGAAGGACATGCTGGCGAGTCTGCGTAAAGAGTCCAGCAAGGACGTCGATACGTTGGACGCTAAGCTCAAGAAGCTCCGACGTACAGGTGGCAGCAAGAAAGACATCGCCAAGACCAAGGCTTCTTTGGCGCAAGCCAAGAAGGAAGAGAAAGCCAGCAACCTAGCGTACAACGAGTTGACCAAGAAGCTCAAGGATGAGTCCTCTGCTCTTGGCGTGTTGGCTGACAAGTACGATAACGTTACCAGCAAGCTCGATGCCGCCAACCAGACGCTGGCTGACGCCAAGAAGACCCGCGACGACTACAACAAGTCCATCGTCGATCAGTTCGGGAATGCTATTGACCCGACCGGCGATACCAAGGTCGAGACCTATATCGCGGATCTGAAGAAGCAGCTGGAAGATACGAAGACCTTCACTAACACGATCCAGCAGCTGCGTGCTCTGGGTCTGAACGACGAGACATACAAGGATCTGCTATCGGCTGGTCCAAGTGCCTTGCCGTTCATGACCGATCTCCTTGCTAACGGTAAAGCCGGGATCGATGAGATCAACTCCTTGAACAAGCAGCTCGACAGCGTGTCGAGTTCTCTTGGACAGACCGCCTCCTCGGCTCTGTACCAAGCCGCAGTTGATTCGGCCGCGGGTATTGTCAAGGGTCTACAGAACCAGCAGGCAGCGATCGAGAAGCAGATGGACAAGATCGCCGATGCGATGGTCAAGTCCATCAAGAAGAAGCTGGGTATCAAGTCCCCGTCGAAGGTCTTCGGGGAAGTTGGTAAGTTCTCCGCTCAAGGTCTTGCGAACGGTCTTGACAGCAACGCCGGTGTTGTCGCCAAGTCCGCAGAATCAATGGCCGACACGGCAATCGTATCGCTGCGGAAGTCTCTGTCCAACGTCGACAAGATGGTCGCCGGGAACGTCGATCTCCAGCCATCTATTCGACCCGTTCTGGACTTGACGGATATTCGTAAGAATGCCGGAAAGATCAGCGGTCTGCTCCCCAACGGTGCGAAGATGACCGTGATGGGAGCGTATAACAACGCCGTCGACGTAGCAACGCAAGTCCGAAACAACGGTAACGACCCTGGTGATGGAACTGACGGGAGTGGTGGAGCGATGCTTGCCTACACCCAGAACATCTATTCGCCCAAGGCCGTATCCACGGCGGAGATTTACCGTCAAACAAAGAGTCAGTTGTCTACGGTGAAGGGAGCTCTGTCGACATAATGTCAATCATCAAAGTTGAAGTTGTGAATCGGCAGGGCAACCTGCTCACTCTCCCGCTCGACGATATTGCGGGAGGGTTCATCGTCAAGGAGATCCAGGGTCTCGATCCGGTACAAGCGACCCTGGTCTCCTCGAATTTCGCCACGCTGGACGGCGAGGAATACCAGTCCAGCAGCCTTGAGAAACGTAACATCCATATCATTCTGGAGTACAATCCAGACTACACGTTGGATCAGACGGTACGGGGACTGAGGAAGCAGCTATATCCCTACTTCAGGCCTAAGTCCCCTATCACTCTCAAGGTGTACATGACGGACGGTTTGATTGTCCAGATCGACGGTCGGGTTGAAACGATGGAGGCTCCGTTATTCACGGCGACGCCGACGGTTGATGTATCGATCGTCTGTTTCAAGCCTGACTTCATCAACCCGACCCCGGTCGTCATCACCGGCCTGTCCACGTCGGACGCAACACCTACATCGTTCGACGTGGACGGGTCGGAGGACACGGGCATCGAGCTCACGCTAACGGTCACGAGAGCGACCATGAGTGAGTTCACTGTCTACCACACACCCCCGGGTGGAAGTGTGGTCACGCTGCAGGTCACTGCCGCCTTGGTCTTGGACGACGTGGTCCGTATCGACACGCGTCCAGGATCCAAGGCGGCAACCCTGACGCGGGCTAGCAATACGACGTCGTTGCTGTACGCCGTTTCTCCGCAGTCGATTTGGACAACGCTGGAGAATGGTACCAATCAGATTCGTGTCTACACGACTGGTACGGGATGTCCGGCAACCGTCCAGTATTACAACAGGTACGGAGGCCTGTAGTGGAGCTGTACACGCTCGATGCGCTTCTTCGCCGAACTGAGGTATTCGACACCTTCGAGTCCTTCATTTGGACCGAGCGATACGACAAGTACGGCGACTTCGAATTGGACATCACGTCGACTCTGCGAGCAAGAACTTTGCTCAAGGTTGGTACTCTCCTGGCCATGAATCTGTCGCATTACGTCATGGTCATCGAGACGGTCGGGGATGGTACTGATAGCGAAAACCGGAAAATGCTGAAGGTCAAGGGACGATCTCTCGAGGTTATCCTCTACGACCGCGTAGCAAAGGAGTCGCTATCAGATACCACAACTTCCCCAACGTGGGAGATTACTGGCCTGACGGCTACCGCCGCGGCACGCAAGATCTTCCACGATATTTGCGTAACCGGGATACTCAGCTCGTACGACGTGATACCGTTCATATACGAAGGCACGTTTCTTGCGGCGAGTACTATCGCGGAACCCGTCGACCTGGTAACCATCGCGCTCGAGCCGACCACCGTGTACGACGCCATCGTGCAGATTGCGGATATCTGGAAATTCGGATTCCGTTTGCTGCGGGAATACGATACGTCAAAGCTCTGGTTCGACGTCTACACCGGTCGCGATCGTACTACAAGCCAGACAACAAACCCCGCCGTGGTGTTTACGCCCGAGCTGGACAACTTGCAGAACACTAATCAGCTCATCACCATCGAGGGCTCCAAGAATGTGGCGTACGTATATTCTCCCGACGGTTTCGAGATGGTATACGCCGATGACGTCGATCCCGACGTATCAGGATTCGAGCGTCGAGCCCTGGTTATCAACGCCACGGATATCACGACGGGAAGTGTTCCTGACGTGTCGGCCGCCCTCATTCAGCGAGGTCAAGATGAGCTTGCGAAGGCTAAAACGTACCAAGCCTTCGACGGCGAGATCAACCCCAACAGCAGTTACGTTTACGGGACGGACTACAATTTGGGCGACCTCATCGAGCTGCGGGACGTCGATGGCGTCACCAATGTCATGCGCGTCACCGAACAGATATTCGTGTCCGACAGGGAAGGCCAGCGGTCCTATCCCACCTTCACGATCAATCAGTTCATCAACACGGGATCGTGGCTTTCCTGGCTCAATAGCAAGATGTGGGCCGAGATGACTACCGAAGAGTGGATCGACCAGCCCTAGTGAAGGAGGTTTGAGATGGCGGTCGGAGATCAAGCAGTAGCAGCCGGCATGACGCTCGTGCCCGAGACCGGTAACGACGACGCTCGTATTCGCTGGGGTGCTCGGGAGATTAACCGCACCCGCGACTTCATCGCAGCAGTGAAGGCTCTCATTCCCGTAGGGACGTCGGGTTTCCGCACGGCTGCCGGTATCTCATCGGGAACGGCTTCTCCCACGGGAGGCGTTGACGGGGATATTTACTTCAAGATTGTAAGTTAGGAGCCCCAGTGGTCGATTACAAAAAGGACACTGGTAGCTCCGGCGAGATGATGATCCGGGACACCGGAACTTATGTCGAGTTCTGGATCAACTCGCATAACTCGTCCACCTTCAACCACGATTTGCCGTGGGGTTATACGGTCAACGGTACGACCAACAACAGTCGTTCGTTCGACTACGGCGCCGGTGACGACTGGCAGAAACTCGGCAGTTGGAACGTCACCACGGATCAAACGGTGACGTTCCGATTGTTCGACACAGGAACTAGTGGTTTCGGTGGTCCGACAACGCTGAGTCATGCCATCGATCGAATCCAGCTACCAGGAAAGCCAAGCACTCCTGTTATCTCGTCAATCACGTCGACTAGCATGCGAGTCGTGTGGTACTCGGGAACCTACGGCGGCGAACCCCCCGATCTGCGTCAGCTGGCTCGTAACACATCCAACACACTGACCGGTGCGACGATCTTTTCCTCCGATGGCGATACCACGGTCACGGGTCTCGCCCCTGGAACGAAGTATTACTTCTGGGGAAGAACCCACAACTCCAAGGGATATTCTCCTTGGTCGGATGTGGCGTCGGCGACGACGTTGAGAACGCCCGATGCTCCAGACTCACCGATCGTGTCAACGCCTACCCAGACCAGTGTAGTGGCGTCGTTCACCGACAACGGTAATGGTGGATCGGCTATTCTGGAGCGTCAGATTGCTTATAACACCGTAAACTCAACGACCGGTGTTACTGCGGTCACATACACTGGCGTCATGACCATCGCCGGTCTTGAGCCGGGAACGTTGTACTACTTCTGGTCGAGAGCTCGTAACTCTACGGGTTGGGGATCATATTCTGCTGCGGTGAGTCAAAAGACCATCGCAGGAGCATACTTCAACGACGCAGGAGTGTGGAAAGAAGCCGTCCCGTATGTCAAGGATGGTGGTGTATGGAAGCTCGCTCGTCCTTGGGGTCGTGTCGCGGGAGTTTGGAAAGAGACGATCTAGAGAACGAGGTGCTACATGTCTGAGGAAATGATCGTTGCGCTAATAGCAGCGATAGGGGGTGTTGCGACTTCTTCTGGTATATGGAGTTATATTCAGAGGAGAAGTAACAATCACACTGCACAAACCCGTCTTTTGATGGGATTGGCCTATGACAAGATCATCACGATCGGCATGGGCTATATTCAGCGTGGATGGGTTTCCAAGGACGAATACGAAGAGTACCTCAAGTACTTGGTGGAGCCTTACAAGGAAATGGGCGGCAACGGCGTTGCTGACAGAATTGCCAAGGATGTAGGCGCTCTGCCGTTCCGCACCGTGCAGTTCGCGGAGATCGTGATCAAGGAGAACACGACATGAAACTCACTAACAAGATCTACAACCTCGTCAAGTACTTCACCACGATCTTCCTGCCCGCCGTCGGTGCTCTGTACTACGGTCTGGCTCAGATCTGGGGTTTCCAGAACCCGGAGGACGTGAACGGCACGATCAACCTGATCATCGTCTTTCTCGGCGTGCTGATCGGTATCTCGAGCCGTCAGTACAAGAAGGCGACCCATGATGGATACGACGGCGATCTGATCGTGTCCGAGGTGGACGGAGAGAAGTACCTGGGGCTCGGGGTGAACGAGAGCGTCGAGGCGATGCAGTCCAAGGACGAGGTTCGTCTGCGAGTCGTCGAGAAGTAGGGCAAATCGGTTCATCGCAAGGAAAACATGGGTTATAATGAGACCCCTATGCCTTAGGAGAACCCATGTTCAACTTCAACGATACCACTCACGCCGACAAACTCGACAAGGCTATCGCCGACCTTCTCGAAGAGCTGGACGCTCTGACAGGAAGCCAAGAAGACTATACCACCACTGCCACCAACCTCGCCAAGCTCATGGAGCTCAAGAACCAGGCCATCAAGACCGGCAACGAAGCAACCAAGATCGAGAACGATAACATCAAGGCCCAGACCGACAATCTCAACGAACGAGAGAAGATCCAGACCGAACAGTCTAAGATCGATCTGGACCGAGACAAGTTTCGCCTCGACACGGACAAATTCGCTGCCGATCAAGAAACCCTGCGCTCTTGGAAACCCAGTCCTGACGCGATCGTTGGAGCGGCGGCCAGTGTCATCGGCATCCTGTTCGTGCTCCACTACGAGAAGCTCGGCGTCGTCACGTCGAAAGCCCTCGGCTTCATCGGTAAGATGAAGTAACACCAACTCCCCCGCACAGACGATCGAAGAGGGGCGTGCCTAAAAACACGCCTTCTCTTTTTTGCCTCGCAAGAAATACACGTTTTATAATAGAAGGTTCCACTCAATGGTAGCTGGATTAAAGACTGATTCGATGCTATCAAGCGCATCGACATTGAAGGTCGCCTTTCTTTTTTTCTTTCTCGCAAAATCCCCGGCGGAGAAAATTCGGGATTGTTTTCCTAGAGGATCGATCTTAATGACTGACCTACATGTAGTCGAGCTAGACAGATGTCATATATGCTCGGCGAAACTCGTGAACAATCCCCTCTATCCCGAAGCGGTGTCTAAGTACTGTCCTCGTGATGGGGACTACTTCATTCAACGTTTCCTCGGTCGTGAACCAGTGGTCATATTTCGACCGTTCGACGTAGAGGAGACGATTGTCGAGAAGGACCCGGATCCCGACCCAGATCCGATCGCACTCCCGGTACCGCGTCGCATCATACCGACATTAGAAGACGGGGTCCGCTTGAATCGCTGGACAGTGGCTCGTGCCGGTATCCGTGCTGGGCATCCTGGCTATATTCTTCGGTGCAATGAAACGCGCCGCGTGTTCTCGAGCGTCAAGAAAGCGGCCGAGATTATGGGACTGTCTAAGACGGCTTTGTCGAGGCATCTGAACGGTAAGCAAGATGACGTGGCCGGCTACACCTTCGCCAAAATGGGGCATAACATAGGATACCTCTAGAAGCCTCGCAAAAAATACACGGGCTTATATGAGACCCCACAGTGTAAATTTTGGAAGGAATCCCCATGAATAACAAGACCAAGATCGTCATCGCCATGACCGTCGCCGCCGTTGCTACTCCTGCAGTCATCACCGTCGCTTATCGCGTCGGCACGATGGCCAGCAAGATGAAGAGCGCCGTCGCCGACCGTTTCGTTGACGACTCGTTCGCGTTCAACGTGGAAACCCCCCAGACCACCAACTGACCTCACCGCCTCTAATCCTACATGGGATTAGAGTTTTCGTTTTCATCCCTCAGAAAGGTACCGCCATGCTCAAGGTCCTCTTCCACCTCGTCATGACCGTCATCACCGGTGGCCTCTGGCTGGTCGGTCTGCTCATCTGGGCCATCGTCAAGAAGTAATAGAAAGGAAACGTCATGTACTTCGATGCCGTCCTCGTCGAGGGCTACAAGCCGATCTTCAACGGAACACCCGAAGAAACCAAGAAATGGCTCGAAACCCACAAGGACGACGTCGATGTACAAAAGGCTGAGGTATGTCTCGGTCGCACGTTGACTTACACGTCCATCGAGAACTATCTCAAAAACGCTTAAAGGAGCACCGCTATGTCCCGTTTCTTGAAGAACCGATCGTTCGCCGTCAAGGTCCTCAAGGACGAGGACATCAACGGTGGTGCTCCCGACAATGACCCCAACCGTAATCCCTTCGAGGGCGTCGAGATCGCGGCAGCCTATGCCGAGGTCGCCAAGGAATTCGTCACGCACGCGGCTCTGACCATCAGCGGAGTCTGGGCCGCGTGCAAGATCGTGGAGAGGATCTGCCGATGAAGCTCTATAACTTCATGCAAATCGACACCTGTCCGATCTGCGGGAATGAAACGTGGCCGGTCGAGAACGGTTATCTTGGCGTGAAACAGGTAGTCGAGATGCCTGCCGATGTGACGTTTCGGATCGTCTGTAAAGACAAAGACGACAATCTGACGTGCGGTGAGTTTCGCATCACGCGCAAGGATCAGTCTTCGCTGACGGACGACTGGGTTGCCACGTACATTCCGGTCGACTTCGCGATGATGTTTGGGGAAACCTAAGCTATGTTACTCGACGATCTGTACCTCATGGGCGACGAAGACTGTGGCGTTGGAGTCAACTGTAAGTTCTGCGATCGTGGTGGCCTTCCCGTGATCTACTATTCCTTCCCCGAAGACAAGACGTATTCCGCCACCGACGTCGTCATCGTTAACTCGATCACCGGATTTATCAGTGCGATGAAAAAGCACGTCGCAACGCACAACACACCCCCCGTTTCGTAGCATTCTCATCGAGAGGACCTGCAAGTGACCAAGGACCAGAAAACGGTTCTTCGCGCCATCGGCGTTTTCGTAGGTTTCAAAGCGGTCCTCGCCGCTGGAATCTACTACTCGTCGAGGCACTACCGGAAGTTGATCACACGCTGTTCGTGACGACTCCTCGCAGAAAAAACATGGGTTAATATGAGACCCATGACCCCCGCAAAAGGAGACATCATGAACCCCGCCAAGAAGGCCCTCACTCGTTCCGTGAAGTTCGTTTCCGACCACCGCATGCCCATCGCCATCGTCACCACCGCCGTAGTAACTACGGTCGTCGTGAAGAAAACGGTCGGCAACATGCACAAGGCCGCGATCGACTTCATGAGCGAGAAGGGCATCCTGGAGGAGTACTACGCCACCTTCGAAGACGTCACCAACTGATCTCACCGCTCTAAGACCCCTACATGGTCTTAGAGTTTTCGTTTTGCTTCGCCTACATCAGAAAGGCCTGGACAATGAATTCATTCCTTACACTCGTCCAAGTCATCCTCTCTTCCTTCTGCGTCCTGTTCATCGTTCTGATGCTCGCCGTGGGAAGCATCCTCCTCATCGACATGCACCACGGCTCGACGCACGAAATGCGGGTACAGAAGGCCCGGGTCGAAGCAAACGAAAGACGTGAGAAGGCCGTTCGCACGAAGGATTCCGTCAAGGAGATGCTCCGCAAGGAGCAATTGCGTCGCGAGAAGGAGGCAGCGGCGCACGAGGGACTCTTCCAGGACCACTACATCTACAGCTTCGACACCAACGGAGCGGTAATCTCCCGCATTGTCAGGATTCCGACGGAGGAGGGTTTGGCGTATTACAAGACAATGGACGAGCTCGCCGACTTCCAAATCTTCGACAACACCGAGGATCTATAAATGACGATCGCAGATCTGGCCCGGCGAGCATCCAAACTCGCCATAGACAATTCGCCCACGATCCTTACCACCTTCGGTGTCGTGGGCACCATCACCACCGCATATCTCGTCGGTAAGGCTTCCTTCGAGGCGTCGGACGTCATTCGTCTCAAGGAAGCCGCCGACGAGGAACGCGGGATCGTCATCGGTAATCCTCGCGAGGTCATCAAGGACCGGGTCAAGCTGGTCTGGCGCCTGTATATCCCCTCAGCGACCATGGGCGTCGCGGCCGTCGCCTGTATCATCGGAGCCAATCGCGTGGGATCCCGCCGTGCCGCCGGCCTCGCGGCGGCATATTCCATCAGCGAGAAGGCCTTCGACCAGTACAAGCAGAAGGTCGTCGAGAAGATCGGCGAGCGCAAGGAAGAGCAAGTACGCGACGAGATCATGCAGGAACGCGTGAACGAGTCGTACACTCCGGGTATGGAGATCTACGGTCTCGAGAGCGGTGAGCTGTGCTACGACAAGTTCAGCGACCGCTACTTCAAGAACACCGTGGAGGGGATTCGTTCAGCCGAGAACGATCTCAACTTCGCCTTGATCCACGACGGGTATGCCTCCCTGGCGGAGTTCTACCAGTTCCTGGGTCTACCGTCGCCGGCATATTCGGAGGGTGTCGGATGGAATTCGGACCGCAAGCTCGAGGTCCGCATCTCGACCATGATGGCTCACGGGGAGAAGCCGTGCCTCTCCATGGACTTCAAGAACGAGCCAACCCCCGACTACGGTCGATTTCGCTGACCGGAACGCTCTCAGGCGCATTCATATCCTCCTGAGTAGTGGATGCAGTACCGCAATGTACTTGGCGACACGTAACAGCGGGGATTGTGAGTAATCCTTGTACGGGGGGGTCGGCGTATAGTCAATAGTGAAAACTCCGTGGTCAAGCCATGATCGACGGTAAGTAGCGAAGACCGACGCTAGATCTTAAACGACAGACATGCGCCCTCTACTCTCGCAGGAAAAACATGCATTACAATGAGACCCAAAGCAGAACATCTTGCACTGAGCGAAGTGGCGCCTGAGTACATTCATTGAGAGTGGCTCAGGACAGGTGCATTCATTGAGAATGGCCGAAACTGATTTGGGTTTTCATTTTCTCGCCACCCCCGATCAAACAAAAACAACTCGAAAGGTAACACCATGTCTGAGACCACCACCGTCGCCACCAAGACCGTCGAGAAGGCCGCCAAGGTCGCCCCGAAGGTCTCCGAGGAACTCGCCAACCTGATCTCGGACGCTGGCCTTCCCGTCGTGACCGACATCACCGAGCTGTCCTTGGACGTCCCGGTCAAGGTCGTGCTGAACCAGAAGCTCGTCGTCAGCGTGAGCGTCGTGATCGGTGCCGCGGCCGGCATCGGCGGACTGTTCCTCGCCAAGAAGCTGAAGAGCCTCCGTGACGCCAAGAAGGACAAGATCGCCGACGACGAGCTGAACGACGAGCTGGCCACGGTCGAGAAGGCCTAACCACCACCGTCCGACGAGAGTAGGCCCTGTTCGATACACGGGGCCTCTTCTTCTCTCCTCCTACACCACTACCCGAGGAAAACATACAACATGTTCCAGTACACGGTGACGTACAAAGACTTCAACGACGTCGAGCACGTCGAGAAGCTTCATTTCCACATCATGGTCCCCGAGATCGCGGACCTGGAGTTCAACCCGGTCTTCGACGGCAGTATGGGCGACTACGTCCGTCAGGCCATGGCGTCCGGCGAGGGTCAGAAGATCTACACCTTCTTCAAGATGCTCATCGTCAACTCCTACGGTCGCCGCTCCGAGGATGGCGCCAAGTTCCTCAAGCGAGAGGAGTTCACCGAGGACTTCCTCAACTCGCCGGCGTACGAGAAATTCTTCGAGTGGCTGACGCTCGACTCGCCGGACGGAAAGAACGCCGAGAAATTCTGGGCCGGTATCATGCCGGAGCGGATCATCAAGGAAGCCGACGCGGTCGAGAAGGAAGCAGCAGCAGCCGGCAAGAAGGACATCACCCAGATGACGAGAGAAGAGCTCGTCGAGGCCATGCAGAAACGCGTCTCCGACAAGGAGATCACGGTCTAACGGACCGGCTAGACGTCCTTGACGACGTGGTCAGACAAGAATCACAAATTCGAGCAGATACCAGGAATCCCTACCGAGCCGGCCTCTAACGGAGAGCCTGTCGATAAGGACATCTGTAGGTACATTACCGAAGCCACGTCGTCAAGGAACCAAACGCGGAGATGGGGAGTCAGCAAGGATGCTCGTGGTCCTCTTGTGGGGGTCTCACCCACGACGCCTATTCAGGATGCTGACTTGTAAGCGACAGCCTAGTTGCGGTGGGGAATCCCGCGTACATGTGCCCCTTCTCCGTCATACGTCGAGGATCTAGCACTAGAGAAGAATGCTCGTGCTCCGCCAATTAATGAAGAGTGCTGAGATGGTGCAAAACCATCATGGAGCGCGGGCGTCACCTTCGACCAAAACATATTCTCATCCTCCCCGAAAGGTCATCATGTTCAACTTCAATGCTCTCGCCGTCACGAAGTTCATCGTCTCGGGCATCGTCGGTATCGGAACCGCCAAGATCGTCGGCGGGGTCATCAAGGAGCACGTGAAGCCCGAGACCCTCATCGACAAGGTCACCATCACTGCCGCGGCCTGGGTGCTCAGCGGCGTCACCACCACGGCTACCAAGAAGTACACCAACGAGATTATCGACGGTGTCGCAGAGGCTGTCACTGCGGGCGTCGACAAGTTCAAGCACGACGCCAAGCTCGGGCGTATCGACCGCGAGGAATCGACCTTCGAGGAAGAGGGTCTCAACCCCGACGACTACCGCAAGAGCCCCGAGACCAACAAATGGGTGAAGATCGAAAAGTACCCCGAGGGCGATCTTCTGACCGACGAGGCTGCCGATGATGAACACGTCCAGAAGGTGAACGACATCACCGACAAGGTTAAGAAGAACGCCAGCTAACCACCGGCACGTCCTATATATTTGCGGATTGAGGCATACACTCTGATGGAAGAATTCCCCAGCAATTCGCGCAGACCAGCAAGCCCTCTCGACAGTACACCCCCGGCTGTCGAGGAGGAACGCAAGATCGATAAGGTCATCACCGGCAACGTCATCAAGCGCAAGAAGCCTCTCGGCCGGCGCTTCATGGATACTTTCTTCGCCAAGGACTCCGGCGGTGTCTTCAACTACCTCTTCCGCGATGTTCTCGTGCCGGCTTTGCAAGACATGGCGACCGACATGGTCAAGCAGGGTATCGAGAGGGCTGTCTACGGCGAGGTTCGCTCGACGGGACGCAGTGTTCGAGGAAGCAGCTACGTTCCTCGCACTCATGTCAGCTACGACCGACCAAATCCTGTCGTCAGACCGGCAACGCCGCTGGTGTCTCCCGCCACCCGTCGCGCGGTTGTCCAACCCTCGGCATTCGACATCGGGGAGATCATCCTCGACACCCAGATCAACGCCCAGGTCGTCGTCGCCGAGCTCGACAAAATCGTCGGTGTGTATGGCGCCGCAACGGTAGCCAACCTCAATGATCTGATCGGTCAGACGAGCGCGTACACCGATCACAAGTGGGGTTGGACCGATCTCACCCAGCTGTCGGTCAAGCGCATCCGCGAGGGCTATCTTCTGATCCTCCCGGATCCGGAGGACTTGCGGTAGCACGATGAGCAAAGAGCGACAGATCCTGGCCCAGCTATATTCATCTACATGGGTGGCCGGGAAGAGTGACGCACAAGTGCTAGCCATATACAGGCGTCTTCAGTCGAGAGGTGCGATCAAAACATGAATGCCATCGGTTTCAGATTCAGTATCCAAGGACTAGCAAAGCCGGGCAGGAATAGTAGTTTCCACATTCGAATCGTTAGTAACGATCAGACTCGAGTGGAAAGTATTCTCCGTGAAATGACAAGTGTGGTCGACGACGAGGGGTACGCTTCCATCGTCACTCTTCGCGATCTCAGCGAGGTCGATCGACGCGTCGGTCATGACCACGAGTATGAAAACCACTGGGGTTGGGTTTCTGTAAGAACGGCCGTTATTCTCGAGACGGACGAAGGTTTCGTCCTCAGTCTTCCTCCGGCTCTGCTCATTGACGGAGGATCTAAATCATGATCCAAGAACATCAGTACCGTAGCGACTACAACGGCGGCCCGTGCACCCACAAATGGCACTCGACTCCGTGTGGACGACCGCGAGAAGAGCACTCGGAAGTCGATTACAAGACGCGGGATGAGAAATGAGGAAAGCTCGACTTCTTGTGGTGGTCGACCTGGATCAGATGCCGGGAACGATGCATACCGCTCAGTCGGCCCAGGAAGTCATTCAGAACGTTCTCTACCAGCGGATGTCTCACTACAAGCCGGCAGTGTCGTTGGCTCCCGCACCAACATTCGACAGTGCCGATATTCAGACGATCAACGCCGAAGGAACTGACGCAGCATGAACCTCGAAGCCATGAAGGACCTCGCCACGAGCAAGTTCGCTCGTCAGGTACTGGTCACCCAGAAGCACTCGCCCAAGATCCTATTCGTCGCCGGTGTGGTCGGCGTCGTCGGGACTGTCGTCCTGGCCTGCCGGGCCACTCTGAACGTCGCCGAGGTTCTCGACCATCACGAGATCGACGCAAAGCTCATCAAGGGCGAATACCCCGCCACGCAGTTGGCCGACGAGAACGTCGAGAAATCCCTCCGGAAGCTCAAGGTCAAGACCGGCCTCGAGATCGCCAAGCTCTACGCCCCGGCCGTCGGCGTCGGCGTCCTGGCAGTGGGCGCTCTGACCGGATCGCACGTCGTCTTGTCCAAGCGCAACACCGCGGTCATGGCGGCCTATGCCGGGCTCGACCGAGCGTACAAGGAGTACCGTCAGCGCGTCGTCGCCGAGTACGGCCAGGATGCCGACCACAAGTTCGTCATCGGTGCCGAGCGCGTGCACGTCGAGGAGAAGACGGCCGACGGCAAAACCAAGATCACGACGAAGGACGTGGTCAAGAAGGACAGTCCGTTCAAGGGCGCCTCGCCCTATGCGGTCCTCTTCGACGAGAACACCGCCCCGCACAAGTTCACGCGGGAACCCGGCATGAATGCCATGCTTCTCGGCGTGCAGCAGCAGCATGCGACTGACAGGCTTCGTGGCCGGGGACACCTCTTCCTCAACGAGGTCCATGACATGCTGGGCCTTCCTCGCACCAAGGCCGGCGCGGTCGTGGGCTGGGTCTACCGCAACGACAGCGAGGAGAAGACGGGCGACAACTACGTCAGCTTCGGCATCTCCGAGGGCGACTGGGAGCGGGGCGACGCGTTCGTCAACGGCGAAGAGCTCTCCGTCTGGCTGGACTTCAACGTCGACGGCGTCATCCTCGACCTGATCTGAGAAGGGCACTCCACATGCGTTACAAAGAAAAGCGGATGGCGTACATCCTTGTGGGTGTCGCCTGGTGTCTCGTCGGTGCCCAGGTCGTCATCGGCGGGGTATCGATGATCATCGGCGGAGGTAAGAAGTGAACAAGTCATACCTCATCGCCGGTGGCGCATCCGTCGCGTCTCTGGCGGTCGGCGCAGTTGGTGGATATTTCCTCGCCAAGAGGAAGTTCGACATCCTGCTCGACGAACGAATCAACGTCGAGGTCGAGGCGACCAAGAAGCACTACTCGGTCCTTCTCATGCAGGCACGGGACAAACCGGCCAGCCCCGCGGATATTCCGGCAGCGGCAGCGGCTGAGGACGACGGCGACGTCGACGAGCCGGAGGAGATCACCGAGGCTGACCAGGAAGTCATCGCGAAGGGTCGTCAGACTCTCGCCCAGGCATCTACGGCGCTGACCAACTACCAGGGATATGCGGACAAACCGTCCCTGGACGAGGTCGTCAAGAGCAACATCTTCACCACCGCGGCCAGCCCGAAGAAGTCCCTTCCGCCCCGGGATCCGACCACAGGTCATTTCCTGCCGAAGCCGGCCGCGCAGTCGAACGCGGAGCAGACGCCGTATCTGATCACCCACAAGGATTTCCTGCTGAACGACGGCGAATACGAGCAGGTGAACTACAAGTACTTCGTGAACGACAAGACGCTGATCGACTACGACAACGAGTCCGTCGAGATCGGCCGCGTGGGCGAGGTCAACCTCACTCTCTTCCCCCAAGTACCCAAGGACGAGCCCAGCATCATCTGCGTCCGCAACGAGTGGCTGCAGACCGACTTCGAGATCCAGCTCGTGCATGAGAGCTTGACCGAGTACATGGGCTTCGGCGACGGCGAGGAGGACCCTGATGAGGATGAGGATCCCGACTTCGCCGACCTGGACGTCGACACGCAGTCGAGGATCATCGAGAACGCACGCCACCAGAACTAGAAAGAAGGTGAGAAGTAATGCCGCTTGACGAGGCATATTTCGTGTGGCTCTACAGTCAAGTCGGCTCGGTACAGAATCGCAACCGCTCCAAGACTTACTGGACTCTCCTGAGGCTTCTGCACGAAAAGAAGTTCACCTGGACAAAGAAGTTCGACAAGGACGGAAACCGAGCGCAAGACGGCAAGAATCTCCGCAGGGAGTTCTTGCGCACCACCGGAACGGCACTCAACAAGATCGATGACGGCTGGATGGATCTCGACTGCTCCATGCTCGAGCTGTTCGTCGCTTTGTCGTGGAAGCTCGCCTTTGAAGGAGAGGGCGAGCCACACGAATGGTTCTGGGTGCTCATCGACAACATCGGCTTGACCGAGTGCAACGACGCGAATCCCCCCGAGAAGGTGATCATTGACGAAATCCTCGACAAGGTGATTTACCGCGAGTACGCCCGCAATGGCGCCGGCGGTCTCTTCCCCTTGCAGAGGACCAAAGAAGACCAGCGAGGCGTCGAGCTCTGGTATCAGATGCAGGCATATCTCCTGGAACGATTCTAACAATCCGGGAGGAGGGGTAGATGGATTTCTTTCAGATCGCAGTAAAAGAAAAAAAAGGTGGAGGGCTAGAAGCTTATCCCGATTTTGTAGTAGGGCGCTCCGAAGACCTGATGGTCCGAGCGAAAAACTTCTACGCCATCTGGAATGAAGAAGCGAACCTGTGGTCCACCGATGAATACGACGTACAGCGCATCGTGGACGACAAGCTTCATTCGTACCAGAAACAAAACCGCGATGTCGTCAGCATCAAGACGATGCGTAGCTTTGGCTCGAACGGGCAGAGTACCTTCCGCAAGTTCATGAGTCAGATCGGCGACAACGCGCACCAGCTAGACGAGAAGCTGACGTTCCAAGGCACGAAGGTAGGTAAGAAGGACTACGTCAGCAAGAGACTTCCATACGACCTCGCCCCCGGGGATATTTCGGCATGGGATGAGATGGTCGGTACGCTCTATGATCCGGAGCAGCGCGCCAAGATCGAGTGGGCCATCGGATCGATCATCTCGGGAGATTCCAAGAAGAACCAGAAGTTCGTTGTCCTTTACGGTCCTCCGGGCGCCGGCAAGGGTACCATCATCAACATCGCCCTGAAGTTGTTCGACGGGTACGTGACGACGTTCGATGCGAAGGCGCTGGGATCGAACGGTAACCAATTCGCCGCGGCAGCCTTCGCGGGTAACCCCTTGGTTGCCATCCAGCACGATGGCGACTTGTCCCGCATCGAAGACAACACCACCCTGAACTCGATCGTCTCCCACGAGATCATGAAGGTGAACGAGAAGTACAAGCCTTCGTATGACTCTCGCATCAATGCGTTTCTTATCATGGGCACCAACAAGCCCGTGAAGATCACGGACGCTCAATCAGGTCTCATTCGCCGGCTGATCGACGTGCATCCGACGGGAACCAAGCTTCCGCCGAAGAAGTACCACGCGTTGATGGCTCAGATCGATTTCCAATTGGGCGCGATCGCGGACCACTGCCTAGCTGTCTACAAGAAGATGGGCAAGAACTACTACAGCAACTATCAGCCGTTGGAGATGATGTTCCAGACGGATATCTTCTTCAACTACATCGAGACCTACTACGACGTCTTCAGCGCTCAGGATGGTGTGAGCGCCAAGCAGGCGTGGAACCTCTACAAGGAGTATTGCGAAGAAGCCAACATCGACAAGCCGCTCCAGCTCCACCGCTTCAAGGCGGAGCTGACCAACTACTTCGAGAAATTCGAAGAGCGTGCGATGATCGACGGCATCATGGTGAGGAGCTATTACTCCGGATTCAAAGCCCAACCCTTCAAGACACCGGTGGACGATGATGCGACGACGTTCATGCTGCGCATGGAAGAAACCACATCTCTGCTCAACCTGGAGCTGGCGGAATATCCGGCCCAGTACGCGAAAGCCAACGGGTCGCCCGAGAAATATTGGGATGACTCGGGGCGGGATATCGGGGGCGTTCTGAAGAAACCGCGACCGTCCCAGGTCGTGAGTACTCTTCTGCGGGACATCGATCCGACCCGCGAGCACTACGTCAAACTCCCCGACAACCACATTGTCATCGACTTCGACCTGAAGGGCGGAGATGGCAACAAGTCTCTTAGACGAAATCTGGAGGCAGCTGCTACGTGGCCAGCCACTTACGGGGAGCTTAGCAAGAGCGGCGACGGAGTACACCTCCATTACCATTACGACGGAGATCCAGAACGGCTCGATTCTGTTTACGCTGATGGGATCGAAGTCAAACGGTACGCTGGAAACGCAGCGTTACGTCGCCGATTCACCCGTTGTAACGATGTTCCAATCGCTACTATAAGTAGCGGTCTGCCCCTCAAGGAGAACAAGCGAGTGATCGAGCCAGGGACCATGAAGAGCGAGAAGGCCCTTCGGGACCTGATCCTTCGCAATGTTCGGAAGGAAATCCACCCCGGAACTAAGCCGTCGATCGACTTCATCAAGAAGATCCTTGATGACGCCTACAACGACGGTCTGACGTTTGACGTCAGCGACCTCCGTCAGATGATCACGACGTTCGCCAACAACAGCTCCAACCGGGCGCTGGAGTGTCTGAAGATCGTTCAGTCCATGCGCTGGAAGTCCGAGGATGTCTGTCTGGGCGACGGGACGACATTGGAGCCCGGGAAGAAGCCGACGGGGCTCGTCGACGAGCGCGAGGTCTTCTTCGACATCGAGTGCTATCCGAACCTGTTCGTCATCTGCTGGAAGTTCGAAGAGGATGACCCCTCTCCGGACAGCGTCACGCGGATGATCAACCCGAAGCCGCACGAGGTCGAGGCTCTCTTCCGTCTCAAGCTCATCGGCTTCAACGTCCGTCAATACGATAACCACATGATGTGGGCTGCCGCGCTGGGCTACAGCATCGAGCAGTTGTACAAGCTGTCACAGCGGATCATCAGCGGCGCGATCGGGGCCAAGTTCGGCGAGGCGTTCAAGCTGTCACACACCGACATCTACGACTACAGCACCAAGAAGCAAGGTCTGAAGAAGTGGCAAATCGAGCTGGGGCTGGAGCACCGCGAGATGGACTTGGCGTGGGATCAGCCCGTGCCGGAGGATCGCATCATGGACGTCGTGGCGTACTGTGTGAACGACGTGGTCTCCGAGGAGCACGTCCACAAACACCTTCACGGCGACTACACGGCTCGTCTGATCCTGGCCGACTTGGCCGGCCTGACCCCCAACGACACCACCGCCAAGCTAACCGCCGCCATCGTATTCGGGAAGGAGAAGAACCCCCAGAAGAGCTTCGTCTACACCAAGCTGGACAAGGAGTTCCCCGGGTATGTCTTCGAGGCAGGTAAGAGTACGTACCGAGATGAGCTGGTCGGCGAAGGTGGTTACGTCTACGCCGAGCCAGGGATTTACCGAGACGTTGCGCTCCTCGATGTCGCTTCTATGCACCCTACATCGATCGGTCAGCTCAACCTCTTCGGTGAGTATACGCCACGTTACATGGCTCTCGTCGAGGCACAACTGGCAATCAAGCGTGGTAATTACGGTGAAGCCAAAGACCTTCTCGGAGGAAAGCTCCGTCCATACATCGAGGAGATTGAGTCCCTCGGGGAGAAGGATTCTGAAGCGGCCAAGAAGGTGGCAGCAGAGCTTCGTAATGGGCTGAAGATCGCGATGAACATCGTCTACGGTCTGACGTCGGCGAAGTTCGACAACCCGTTCCGAGACCTCCGCAACATCGACAACATCGTCGCCAAGCGCGGTGCGCTGTTCATGATCGACCTGAAGCACTTCATTCAGGAGCAGGGCTACATCGTCGCCCACATCAAGACCGACTCGGTGAAGATCCCCAACGCTACACCCGAGATCATCGAGGCGGTGCAGAACTTCGCCGCGAAGTACGGCTACGCAATGGAGTACGACCCCAAGACGGATCAATACGCCAAGCTGGCTCTGGTCAACGATGCCGTCTACGTGGCGAAGAAGGACGAGTGCGTCAGCAACTGCTGGACGGCGACGGGGACGCAGTTCCACAAGGACACAAACCCGTACGTCTTCAAGAAGTTGTTCGGCTACGAAGACGACATCAACTTCTACGACTTGTGCGTGACCAAGCACGTTCAGCAAGGCGCCTTGTATCTGGACTTCGGCAAGACGGCCGGGTCGAGGGAGCACGACGGATGGATCGACAGCGCCTTGCGTGAGATCAAGTTCGTCGAGAAAGAAATCAAGGATCTGCTGAAATCTGCGGCCAAAAACGCCGGCGCCAACGTGGTTTTCAACGACGGTCAGCGTTCGGAAGAGTCCTTGAGCGAGGCCAAGCAGCTCTACGACGAAGCCCTGACGAACCTGATCCACATCGGCAAGACCGGCCGCTTTACCCCCGTCAAGGAGGGCTACGGCGGCGGACAGCTGTACCGCATCAAGGACGGCAAGCACTACGCTGTCGCCGGCACCAAGGGTCACCTCTGGGTCGACTCCAATATCGCCATGGATCTCCCGGGCGACGCGATCGACTACGCCTACTTCGAGAACCTCGTTGAGGAGGCCAGGAATAACCTGGATCAGTTTCTCGTGGGTAGTGGCTTCGCTACTGTTGACGAGTTCCTAGCATGAGCGGGGCTGAGGCTGTCGTCTGGTGCGTGGGATTGCTCTGTACGACTGTTGTGATTTGCGTCGCCATCATCTCCTTCGCATACATGATCGCAGGAAATCAGGACAAAAAGGCGGAGACCAGCAACGGCGAATAACTCCACTCGGCCGGGTAGGTGAGATGCGCGAAGAGAGGAAGGGTATCTAATGACGCCTGGTCTGGTGATGGTGAACGATGACGTTGTCGGATCCTTCGAGCTGGACAACAAAGAAAGACTTCTCATCACCATGAACACGGGGTGGCTCGGCGTTAAAGAAGCGCTGTCGTTCACCTCTGAGCAAGGAATTCTCTTGGGTTTGATGCTCAAGCCCGACGTCGACGAAGATCTATAAGGAGTATCACATGGCCATTGACATGGCACTGAGCGGAGTTCCTGTCACGATCAACGGTGTTCGGGTCGGGAAGGCAAAGGTCTCGATGACCGATGGCTTCTTCATCGAATTCGATGACGGTCAGATCCAGGCACGACGCATCGTCAAGATGATCGCCGAAGGGAAGGCCGACGGAATCTCGATCGATGCCAACTGCGTCCAGTCGGACGGTTCTCCTTTTCGCCCGACACTGGACTAACAACTGGCTCAGCACCCGCAAGCGTTTCCAAGTGCACCGTCTCAGGTAGATATCTTACCTGTCCGATTTATCCCCTCGCTGGAACCAACTAAAAAATCTCGACCGCCACTCAGAGAAGGATCTACATCATGGCGACGAAGAAAGAGAAGCGAGCAACAGCTCTTGCCAAGCGAGAGACGTTCTTAGCGGATGAGCGAGCACGAGGCTTGGCTGCATTGGAGCGGGACCGTGCTGTCCGCATCGCTCACGAGGAAGAACTGCGCCGTGAGGCGGTCGAGTACAACCGGCACCTGAACAACATTCTCGCAACGGCTCTACTGCGCGACAGCCTCCGTTAAACCTATCGACCGCCAGAGAAAAGAGATAATACACGATGGCGAACGAAATCGCCCTGCGTCCGCGATATTCCCCAGAGCGTCAGGTGCGGCGTGAGACGATCACGTTCCGGAGCGCTCAGATCATCTTCCGGAACTTCACCGGCAAGCCCGGTCCGTACAACGAGGAGGGGGAGCGTAGCTTCGCCATCCTTCTCGACGAGGAGCTCGCGCAAGACCTCGCCAACCGAGGGATGAACATCAAACCCCTCAAGCGTCGCGAGGAAGACGACGACCAGATGTACTACCTGCCGGTCACCGTCAGCTATCGGCGCCGGGGGCCGCGCATCTACATGGTGACGGGCGACGGCGACACGATGCCGCTGCGCAAGACGCTGTTGCCCGAGGACATGGTCGAGATGATGGACAATCTCGAGCTGAGCGAGGCCCACATGGTCATCGCCGTCTCCAACTACGAGGTCCGCGGTACCAAGGGCAAAAAGGCGTATCTCCAGAGCTTCTTCGGCCACGTCCTCATGGACGAGCTGGAGCAGGAGTACGCCACCGTCGAGGACATGATCCACGTCGACACCAAGGAACACGAGGTGATCGACAACATCATCGACGGGGAATACACGCTTCACTAGGTACGGGGGTTAGTCAAGGGAGGATGACTAACAATGGTATATCCGCAGAGGAATGGAGAAGAGGGGCCGCGATCCTTCTTCTCCATTCCTCATGAGGAAGAGCTTTACTACGACGAAGACACGCTCTTCAAAGTTCTATACGCACTAGTACGAGCCGGGCTGTCTATGGATCAGGCGAATGCAGCCATCGATCGCATAAATGAAGACGGCGTCCTTTTCCGCGAGAGGAAACATTTATGAAGGCCACTCAGTTCATGAGCCGACCGTTCATCGTCGCAGGGTGTCAGGTCACGGAGCACAATATGGCAGCCATCGCGAAATGGTGCCAAGGGTACGTCATCACGGATGCGGAAAAGCCGTTCGTTCGGGTACCCGTGAACCGTCCGACCAACCAGCGCCAGACGCAGGCGTTCGTTGGGTCGTGGGTTCTTCTCTCCACCCTGCGAGGGGAGCCCAGTTTCAAGGTCTACAGCGTCGAATCGCTGGAGAAGAGCTTCATACCTCTGGCTGAGGTGGTCAACTTGCCGGAGATGGATGAGCCGATCGACATCCCCGAGGTGGAGGAGGTTGAGCCCGGAAAGACGGATAGCGTTGTGGCGCATGACCGAGTCGGCAGCAACGTCCGGGCACTTCCGGTACAGGGCGGGACCAAGGCTCCGGTGCAGTTCCGCTCAGCGACATAACTACATAAGGTAATCATCCCCCTTACATACGAATATCTACGCGGGAGACCTATCGTGACCATGATCACCAAACTTGTCAATGGGATCATCTACCTCGACGTGGTACCGAGAATGTATCGGTTCAACCCCGAGACGGAGGACTTGTTCTTCGCCGACGATCTCGAGGAGGGCATGCTGGTTCTCGTCGAGAAGTGGCGTGATCGTAACGCAGAAAGCAGCGAGCTTTCCACCGTCGAGCACGAGCTGCTCATCACGAATCGGTGGTGCATCATCGTCGACCTTCGACGTGATGAATCCAACGTGTACTTCATCGGCGAGTACGACGACGGCCAGCGACACATCCGCACCTCCACCAAGACCGGTGGATGGTACGTCAGAAAAGATTCCATCCGGTATAAAGGTCAGACACCTTACCCCGAGGGTACTCTTCTCGTGGATCGCATGATGGCGCCCACGATCGCATCATTGAGTGCCCGTCGCGAGGGAAAATCGAAAGAAGGAGAGTAACACATGTCTCTCGATGAGATCAAGCGATTCATCAGTGAAAACAAGAAGGGTCTGATCGTCGGTGCCATCGCCGCTCTCGCCATCCGAGCCCTCATACGCTGACCATCGCTGTTACGAGGCAGACGGATATTTCTGCATCGACGGTGAGATCTATGGCCACTGCGAGGCGGAGTTCTGCTCGGGTGGTTGCGAGAAACTAGAGAAGTGTTCTTGTCCGAAGCACGAAAACGAAACGGAGAAGTGTAGTGCCGAAGATCAAGCCTGAGCGTATCGCCGGGATCGTCGCTCTGTCATATCTGGTGCTGATTCCCGTCGCCGCGGCATACGCCTACCGCAAGATTCAGATCATCGATCGTGATCTGAGAATCGTCTGGGACAACGAGTTTCCCGGCGCATACCCCCGCACGCCTCTTTTCGGCGACAAGCTGACTGAGGCCGTAGAGAAGGTGCTCGACCGATGACAACCCCCGAAAAGCAGGCGGAGGAACTCTGCAAGGCGTTCGAGAGCGGCGCGAGAACGTGGCACATTGAGAACTACACATGGTCGTCAACGGTGATGTTTTATCTCGCGGCGATCCACCTGATCGAGCACAAGCCGTTCGCCGACGAGGAAGTGCAGCGGATGGTCATGTGTTTCCTCGACGATAAGCTCGCCGCGGCTTCCGAGAAACTGTTGCACACCGCGATCAAGAACCTCAAAGAGGTGGTCAATGCCTATCCCGTGGACTAGCAAACATGCCACGTCGGAGGAACCACCAAGCCACGTCAAAGCAGTACGTGACGAATTCAACGAGCACATCGCCGACAGGACCGACAAGGAATGTGACTTCTGCGGTCCGTCGGGATCAATCTGGAAGTGGCGCCACAACGGTGGCTCGGAATGCTGGCTCGAGATGGACGGCATCGGTCCGTGGACGGAAGTAGCAACGCAACCCTCGGAGTAAGGAGAAGCGACGTGCCGACATATTCCTTCGGAGAGCTCACCACGGAAATCACTGCCACCGAGAACAAGATCTATGAAATGATCGACAAGGGCGATCCGAGTTCTTTGAACGAAGCCAAGGGCCTGGTACACGAGCTCGCAGAGACTTTGCGAGGAATCCTCAAGGACACGGATGCACTTGCGTCCCGTACCCCCAGGCATTCCCGCATCAACATGTCCAACACTAACGGACCCGTCCAGGTCGGAAACGGCTGTGTCCAGACCAACCAATTCTAACTCGCGACCCGAACGTTAAGAGGGGATCCAACGTGCCTACGTATTCTTTCGGCGAGGACAGTCCGCTGAAGTTCACGATCTCCGACAAAACGGCCGAGCTCTACAATCAGGCCGTCGAGCAGTTCTTCAAGGCTCAGACCCGCTTCAACCAGAAGTTCGGCCGGCGGTGGGATCCCTCGAAGGATCCGATCGCGATCTCTTGGACGAAGAAGCAGCGCAAGGCCTGGGACCGTTTCGCCGACGTGTTCAACGATGTTGTCCAGAGCGAGGGGCCCTTCCACGTGAACGACATCATGGACGATTTCCTGGTGAAAAACGCCGTCTCAGCGGCTTCTGTAGCACCTGGTGGCCGGGGGCGTGCCATCACCCTTGCTGCGGGCTGCGGGGCCCTCTACGTGCTTCTCAGAGGGCTGTAGGGGCATCTAAGTGCCATGAATCCGCGACAGAAGAAGAAATTCGACGCGATCGTCGCCGACTTCGACAAGTTCTACCGTACAACATGTAAGAAGGATGGAATACCTGACAATTCGGTAGCGCGGACCGCCTTCTACGAAGCCTGCTTGGGTATCGTCAGAGATGGTCCACGTCTGCGATCGGCCGAGGTTCAATCCGAACTCGTCAGATATTACACCAAGTTAAGAAATGAGGAATACCGAAAGGTCATACTAGAGTTGGATTGAGGAGACAGGAATACATGTCTTTCAAATCAGCAGGAGATATGGCTGGGTTGATCGTCAGGTCACTTGCCTTGGATGTGCTGGCCCCCATCATGGCTCAACCATTGACCTTACTCGACGATCAGGCCGAGATGATTCGAGAGGGAAAGAGTCGGGGTGCTCATCTGGAATCGCTGTGGGAAGCCCAGCAAATTCAGGGAGCTTTGCTCAACGAGCTCGAGGAAGAGCACTTCGCTCCCTACCTCGAGCTCATCCGCATGAAGGCTTTGACGGATCCACGATGGAACATCGTGTTGGATATCCTGGAAGGACGGGCGATTTAGCATGCGTACGATGGCCGATGTACTGGTCAATCGAATCGTGAAAGACCTCGATGAAACCTATCGGGTATTTCTCCAGGATATGGAGCTGCCCGATACCCCCGTCGTCAAGTTGGGATTCTGCGTGGCCGCGGTTCATGTCGTCACAGCAAATCCTATTCCCGAGTCGAAGGTCCAAGCTGGCGTCGTCAAGTATCTGCAAGAGAAACAGTACGAAGCTCTAACAGACGAAAGCGATGACCTTCTCGATTCCATCAAACTTACCCACCTCCAGGTCAGCGGCAACGCCGCGGTCAAGCGTCGAAAAGAAACGGAAGCCATTCGACAGGCGTTGATGAAGAACCCGAACGGATCCGATGCCTGTGACGGATAGATAGGAGATCGGATGTCGTTTCTCACCAGAATTCTGGTCGCGCTGCTATTCTTCGTCATCGGCATGACCGTCTATTCGCGGTTCAAGACGTCGCCTCGTCCCACGACGACAAGGGCGCGCCTTCTCTGGATAGTGCTTCTGACATGCATAGCCGGGGTCGTTGCCATGAGCGACATGGTTTGGGACCGGTTGCAGTAAGAGATGGTTGACAAAAGATTGAGTCCGGTAAATACGGGCTCTTTCTTTTTCTCGCACGAAAAACATGGATTATTATGAGACCCCTACTCGCTAAGGAATCATAATGTCCATCGCCATGATCATAATCTCGTTCCTCGCCGGCACCATCATTGCCAGCTTCGCCACCAACTTCTACCGTAACGAAATCGACCGCCAACACAAGGCTGACACCGTCAAAGCCCTTGCGCAGCAGGCCGAGGATTCGTTTCGTGCAGGGTACATGCGCAGCGAATGCAACCGCGTGGCCCTCCGGAAGAGGCGCGAGATAACGATCGTCCACGAGACCCACGTGATGTCCAACGCCTAGCCCCATCTCACCCGCAGTGCCCTCACAAGGCATTGCGTTTTCGCCTCATCGCAGAGAATACATGGGTTTATATGAGACCCCCTCTGTGAAAGGCACTAACATGAACGTTGCTGAAATCTTCATCGCTCACGTGCTCTACGGTAACCCGGGAATGTTGCACGTCACTGCCGACGGCGAGAAGCTCTACTTCTTGCTCGAAGGACATCTGATGTTCGTCGACGCCCCGAAAGGTACATCGTACAGTAACATGACCGACGCAGAACTCAACGTCATCCTACAAGATGCCCTGAACGAACGGATGAACTCACACTAAACCCATCCGACTCTGGACCCCATACCCGGGTTCAGAGTTTCGCCAACGTTGAAAAACATGGCCTTTCCTTTTTGAGGAAGATCCACTAATGGACATCGCGCACACTACCGGACAAACTACAAAGCGCTTCCGGACTAAACAAGAACTGATCGAGAGGGTTACCCTGATGGAAAACGGCGCCACCTACGAGCAAGCTTTCGCTGGCGAGGAGTTCGGCGACACCTGGAACCGGCTGCTTGACGAGAACGTAACCCCCACGACGGAAAACGTCGTGCACCCGAGCCATTACAACCAGTACAACGGCTTCGAGGTGATCGACGTGTGCGAGCAGTTGGTTGGTCCCGACGGCCGAGCCGGTTTCAACCTCGGCAACGCGTTCAAGTACATCGCTCGCGCCGGCTGGAAGAACCCGGAGACCCATGTCGAGGACCTCGAAAAGGCGAAGTTCTACCTCCAGCGCGAGATCGATCGGGTCGACAAGGTTGTCACGGTCGAGGGTCAGGCCTTGGCGAAGGAAGACCCGTCAGAGGAGATGCCGGTTCACCGCTGTCCGGTGTGTTCTCTGAGGTTGCAGTCGGTTTACAAGGATGACGTTACGTTGTTCTGCATGAACAACCATGGCTCGATGTATTTCGGTCCGGGATCGGCGACGGGCGTGTGGAATCCCAAGCCAGTCCACGATGAATCCTCGAATACGCCGCATGAAACAGAGTCCCGCGTCTACGCGGTCGTCCATTGCCCGGTGTGCGAGATTGTCTTGGATCAGGACTCCGTCATCCCGAACCTGTTCTACTGCCCCGACAACCACGGAACCATGCGCTTCACCAAATTCCTTCCGATCAAGGGAATGGGCTGACATGCCGAAGAAAAAGAAGTCTCGGAAGGAAATACTCGAGGAGCTCTTCAAGGACATGCAGTACTGTCCTATCTGCGGCCATCTTCTCAAACAGACGGGAACTGTCGCCGGCCTTCTGAAGGCGTGCCCCACGTACCATGGCGTCATGTACGTGACCGGTAAGCGACACGGTAGCAAGATCGGAATCTTCTTGGAAGTTCACGAGGAGTAACACATGACAATCCAATGGCTCTCTGCCACGAGTGAGATGTATTGTGTCGACTCCGGCAGTCCCGTTCAACGCGAAGGCGATCGCTGTATCCGCCACGGCGCGGCGTCCACGTTCTGCTACACGTCGGTGCGTGATCCTCGCTGCGAACACCCGCGGGTGTCGCCGAACCACATCTACCCGCATTGCTCGGAATGCGGGCGTAATGGATACCGTACCCCATTCGCGGAAGCACCATGACGAGGTTGATGGATTTCTTCCACCTCCTCAATGACCTTCGCTTCTGTCCCATCTGCGCCTGGCGTCTCGTCCAGCATGACACTGACAGCCACGTAAGGAGGTGCCCCAACCACGGAAACGTATTTACCATCGTTAAGGGTGACGATGGCTACGACGTACGAGTTGACCTGACCAGTGAATGACTAGGGAGTAATAGTGCTGCGACTGATCCGTAATCTCGTGTACGGCCTGGGTTTCTGGCCTAAGGTCGGCACGATATTTCATTCGCCGTCACTGGCATTCATGCTGTCGTACCGAAAAGCGGTTGAGAAGATGAAGTATCCTGTGGTGATCGATTTGAATAATCGATCGGCATGGGACGAGGTGGCTGAGACCGTGGATCTGATGGAGCTGGAAACGAATGACGTCGATCCACGATCGGCCTTGTATCGAAGCATGAACTTCTGTCCCATGTGCGGAACGCTCCTTGTCGGTCTCGTCGTCGACGTCAAGCAATGCCCACACCTGCACGGCACGGCACGCACCCACGATGGACCTGATGGTTTGCCCGCCATCTTGTTCAAGCCAGCGGAGGGACTTGACGGATGAACCTAGCTCGGATGGCTAATCGCATAGCATACTGTCCGGTGTGTGGAGATCACATGAGTCGTAAATTCGTCTCGCGAACACAAGCACAGCTCACGTGCGACAACGATGGTCAGTTCTTCCTCAAGCACAGCGGCGATTCGTGGCTGGCGGTCTTCCTTGGTAAATTCGTCGATCGAGAAAAAGCAGAGAATGTCGGCGGATTGAACTACTGTCCCGTGTGTGCCGAGCCTTTGGTCGATGCCATCGTCGATGATGAGTTCCGCAAGGGATGCAGTACTCACGGCGAATTCGTGGTCCGGATCGTCAACCACACCCCCGCGATCGTGTACATCATGGAGCATTGGTAATGACTTTGACGGAGGAAGCAATCCGGGACGCTCTAGAGTACCTAGAAGCCGTCTACGATCGCGACAGAGCGCCTAACAGCCCTAACTGGGAGGAGACTAAGCCGAGAGTAGAAAAGTATCTCAGGCACCTCTACAGAGGGCCGGAGAGGGTATCGTGATGTTGACCGCATTTGGATATTTCGTCGTAGCAGTGGTCTTTGGTTTTGTGGATCTGATCGCGGTGATTATCTATCTTCTTGTGGTAAACAAGCAGCTGAATCACGAGAACGAGCATCTCAAGAATGTCCTCGATAAATACTACAGCGACGGGTGGAAGCAATTCTCATGAGCATGTACTATGTCAACCCCCGCAACGAAAATCATGAGATCTTTGCGGGGTGGGATCAGCCGCTGAACACCTACTTCGCTCATGTCATCGACAAGACAAAAATCGAGTACTGCGATGATGGTCGCGACCTCTTGTGGATCGGCTGCGTTCTGAATGAGATCCAGGACGTGCAACAAATCGTCACTGCACTGCGTCCTTACATGGACTACGACGAGGACGAGCTGATCCGGACGCTCCAACGAGACGCAAAGGCGTAAGGAGCTCCGTAATAACCATGGATCTAAACCCCCAGGTAGTTCGCCTCGTAGGGACCCCCGGTTTTACTCGTACCGATCTACATCGCAGATTTATTCGTGCCGCGCGTTCGGTTCTCGAGCGTGACGCTGTCCAGGAGGATCGAGAACCAGAGATGGTGATGAAAGTGAACGTGCAGGATGCGCTGAACCGCTTGACAGTGTGTCCCGTGTGTGGCGCGGGCTTGACGGTGTACCCCGACTATCCGACGGAGCGGTCGTGTCACTGCGGTGATTTCACTATCACCGAGGTGTGGACGAACGGTGATGTCACCTTCGAGTTCAAGATGATCGGCCACCTTGAAGAGGGTGAGACCCCCGTCAGTCCCGATCTCGAGGATGACGTAAAGGCATGAGCAATCGTTTGTTCGCATCGGTATTCGTTTGGATCACCATCACCTCGGGTTGGTTTTGGCGAGTAATAGGAGAACACCGCACGCTTCCCGATAGCGTCAGGATTCCGGGGTGCTTACTAACCGGCTTCTTTCTAGTTTTCTGGCTGCGATACCAGTTAAATCGCAGCGACGGGAAGAGCGACGAGAGCGAGAGTGACTGAGCTATACCCCCACCAGGTCGAGGCCTTGAGGAAGCTGTCGAACGGCAAGATCTTGTGGGGTGGCGTTGGATCCGGCAAGACCCTAGTGGCTGCTGAGTACTACAAACTGAGAGAGGCACCCCGAGATGTCTACGTCATCACAACCGCCAAGAAACGAGACTCCCGAGACTGGCAAGAGCAGTTCTACGAGCTCGACGTCGGACCTGCCACCGGACCTTCTGTCGGCGATCCAGGAGCTGTACGTGGCGGGCACGGTAACTCTGATCGAGGCGTACAAGATGAAGTGCTACTACATGCTGGAGGAAGAGGACGCGAAGGATCCAGGTCCCCAAGTTCTGGAGGAGTTCCGCAAGAGTCTCCCCCTTGCCGATTGGGATGCAAAGCCAACACGGGAGGGGTTCATCGCGATAGACAAGATGAAAGCGGAGCGAGACCGCATCTTGTCGTCGGTCAAAGAGCAGAGCTTCATGGAGTTGAGGGAGCGTACCAAGCGACTTGTGGATGGTGCGACGAAGATCGTCTACAAGGACAACACGTTTCTCGACGACTCCATGACCATCACGGTCAAGGTACCGAATTCGTTCTTGCGGGGGATGCCTGTCAACGATGCTCGCCGGCTGGTGGGAATGCCGCCATTGCCCGAGATGTGGCCGGCGGAGCAAATCCAGACGGACTTGATCAGTCGGGAGTATGGTCCGCGTCCGACGGGAGACATGGCGATCGATCTTCCATGGCCAACGCATCCGAATCCGGAGATGGTTCGATACTTCAAGGAGAATCCTCCTATTCGAATGGGCCGTGTCACCGGCATGGTGGATGTGGAGGAGAACGACCAGGGTCTGACGGTCAACGGAAAGACCAATCCGTTCCCCTCGAAGCCGGATCATGTCCATCGGGAGGAGATCCAGACGACGACCTCACTGTACGGGGGGATTCGCTGGGGAAGGCGGGACGATATCCCTGGGTCCTCACCGTCGACAGCTGGAACAACATCAACAAATACGCCGGCGTCGAAGGAGCCTTCTTCATCTTCGACGAGCAGCGACTTGTCGGATCCGGAGAGTGGACCAAGTCCTTCCTCCGCATCGCCCGACGAAACCACTGGATCCTGCTGACGGCTACACCCGGCGATACGTGGATGGATTACATTCCCGTCTTCGTCGCGAACGGCTTCTATAAGAACCGTACGGCGTTCAAGAGGGAACACGTCGTCTACAACACCTTCACGAAATTCCCGAAGGTGGACCGCTACATCAGTCAGGGAAAGCTGTTACGGCTGCGCAAAGGGCTTCTTGTGGAGATGCCGTTCCAGAAGCACACGATGCGACATTCGGTGGAGACCCCTCTCGCGTATGACAAGGTGGTCCTTGAGAAGGTGCTCAAGGATCGCTGGCATGTGTATGAGGAACGACCCTTGCGAGACGTCGGTGAGATGTTCTCGGTCGCACGTAAGGTCGTCAACAGCGACCCTAGCCGGCTGGAGATGGTGAAGGATCTATGGAAGAAACACCCGAAGCTGATCATCTTCTACAACTTCAACTACGAGCTGGAGGCGTTACGGGGCCTTATCGATACGTCCTCGTCGATGAGAACGGGCACGAACTCGTTCGAGAAGTCGTCGTTGACCAAGGGTGGCTTGCCGAGCCCATCAGAGAAACCATCATTGGCGAAGACGCGGACTGGGCATTCTTGGCGCCTCGAGAGCGAGAAAACAAACTCTGGCGAGACAGCAAAAGCGAGGAGGGACGAGTGGACTACCTCAACCGGGACAAGTACCGAGAGATGCTCCAAGACTTCGCCGACCGGCACATGTTTGAACACTCAGACGTCTGGCGAGACTGGCAACGGGCAGTCGATGGCCTTAGCCGAGTGGAATGGCCACAAACACCAGCCGATTCCCTCAACGGACCGGTGGCTCTACCTGGTCCAGTACACCGCTGGAGCGGAGGGGTGGAATTGCATCGAGACGGATGCCATGATCATGTACTCCCTCAACTACTCATGGAAGGTCTCCGAGCAGGCGGAGGGACGTATTGATCGGCTGAACACTCCGTTCCGGGACTTGTGGTACTACAAGTTCACCTCCGATTCGTGGATAGATCAGGCCATTGAGAGGTCTCTGAGAGCTAAGGAGACCTTCAATGAGGCCAAGTATGTGGGACTGTTTCCGGGCTGACCCAACCCCCTCGCGGGTCAGCCCGGGGTATTTATCCACACGAACTCGGGCATAGTAGGTCAAGTCTGGCCTAGGTCCATGAAACGGACATTGTCTTTTTGGAATGGGTAAGTATGGTGTCATAAAGGGACAATCCTGGCCTGGGTCCATGAAACGGACATGCTAATCCGGCATAATGGGATAACTCGGGCCTAGGTCCATGAAACGGACACTGAAACGGACATCCTGCGCAAAGATGGACGAAATTTTAGATATCTTGTCGCAGGAAAAACAAGGCTTATCATAGTCCTCCAACTGCCACTTTTGCAGAAAAAATGTCAAAAACTTTTTTAATACTCCCCTCTAGGGTATCTAACGAGTATATATATTAGATATCTTAAACGCGATTTTAAAAAAGTTTTCGACAAAATTTGTGGAAAAGTGGCAGACGGGCAAAACGGACACCCTCTACAAGGAATCTCCATACAGCGCCCTAGCAAGGCTATATAGAAAGCGAGTGCCCCTCGCATGACGCATGACGTTCCGTTCTCCTCCGTGCCCGAAGAGCGATGGAGTGAGATAAGCGACTTCCCTGGATATTCAGTAAGCGATTGGGGGAGAGTTCTCAACATGCGTACTGGTTTCTACATCAAGCCCACAAGAAACACCAAGGATCTCTACATCGTGGGGATGATGAAGAACACGGTTCAGCACAAACGGTCGCTCCCGTTGCTCGTAGCCTCCGAGTTCGTTCGGCGACCCAATCAAGCGTTCGACGTTCCGATCAATCTGGATGGCGACCGCGCTAACAACCACTACACCAACCTCATGTGGCGACCGCTGTGGTTTGCCCGCAAGTATAGTCGACAGTTCTACGACGACCACGTCACCTTTGTCGATCCGATCGAGGACGTGGAGACTGGGGAGCTCTACAAGAATTCCATGCATGCCGCCACGCTGCATGGGATCCTCGACATCGAGATTTATCTGTCCATGTGCAACAACACGTACGTCTGGCCGACGGGTCAGATCTTCCGCGAGGCGCTAGACCGTTAGATACCTTAACGCACGCAAAACACGGGTTATAATAGAAGGGATAGAATAAGCCGTGTAATTCATGCGAGGTTTCGCCATGCCCTGACTTTTTCAGCGTGAGAGGAGGATCCCTTGCTTGAGGGTGAGTACAAAACCCGATTGACTAAGCGAATCTATCGCCGATTTGGTGAGGATCGCTGCATCGTCGTGCGTCTCGATTCAGCCCTTCTGCAAGGGATTCCCGACATGGGCGTGCTTTTCATTGGTGGATTTTGGGGACTCCTCGAGGCGAAGACAAGTCTGACGGCGAAGCGGCAACCGAATCAATCGTACTATGTTGAGCACATGAACCGAATGTGTTTCGCGGCTTTCATCTGTCCCGAGAACGAAGAGGCCGTTCTACATGAGCTTCAACAAGAATCCGAGAATCATTGGGCAGCACGCCTTTCTTAGTCCAAGCAACTATCAGTGGCTGGATTACGACGAGGACAAACTGACCCGCGTCTTCTTCGAGAAACAACAGACAAAGCGAGGCGACGAGCTTCATGCTTACGCCCAGCGCGCCATCGACCTCGGTATCCGACAAGCCGAGAACAACACCACACTGAGCTTGTACATCAACGACGCCATCGGTCATCGCATGCAAGCCGAGGTACCGCTGTACTACTCTGACGAATGCTTCGGTACTGCTGACGCTTGTGGATTTCGCGAGAACCATCTTCGCATCCACGATCTCAAGACCGGTAAGATCGTAGCCAGCATGAAGCAGCTGCTGATCTATGCCGGCATCTTCTGCTTCGAGTACCGCATGTCTCCCAACGAGATCAGCATCAGTCTGCGTATCTACCAGAACGATGCCATCACGGAGATGATCCCCGATCCCTCAGACATCCTGCTAGTCATGAGTCGAATCAAGACGCAAGCTGAACGGATCGCGTACCTGCGAGAGGAGGACTAGTAGTGGTTGTCATTCCGGAAGATGAATACCTCGCACAACAAGGCGTTCTTGCCCACTACGGAACACCTCGCCATTCAGGTCGCTATCCGTGGGGTTCTGGCGGTGACGAAACGAGTCAGCGAAACCACACGCTCCTGACGACGGCCAACGAGCTGAAGAAGCAGGGTCTCAGTGAGACTGAGATTGCTCGTGGTCTAGGTGTCACTACGACGCAGTTGCGTGACATCAGGACAGTCGCTCTCAACGAGGCCAAGCAAGACCAGATCCACATGGCTGCGAAGCTCAAAGAGAAGGGCCTGTCGAACGGCGCCATCGCTGCCCGTATGCGAGAGGCCGGCTACAAGGTCTCGGGTGAATCCCAGGTTCGCGCTCTCCTCAAGCCAAGCCAGGAAGATCGGATCAAGGTCCTCGACAACGTCACGGACACCCTGCGCAAAGCTGTGGATGAGAAAGGCTTCATCGACGTCGGTGCTGGTGTGGAGTTCCAACTCAACATCACCAGTACCAAGCTTCGCAGTTCGCTGCAGAAGTTGAAGGATGAAGGGTACGTGGTACGCGAGGTCAAGATCGAGCAGTTGGGTACAGGCAAACAAACCAACATGCGCGTTCTGGCCAAGCCTGATACATCGTGGGGCGAGGTTCAGCGCAACCGCCACAACATCCAGCAACTACAGGATTATTCGGATGACGGCGGTCGCACGATCCTGAACTTGATCCCACCCAAGTCCATCAGCTCAAAGCGGATCGGCATTCGCCACGAGGAAGACGGCGGTGCTGCTGCCGACGGCGTGATCTACGTTCGTCCTGGCGTCTCTGACGTCTCGCTTGGTGGCAAACGGTATGGCCAGGTGCGTGTCGCTGTCGACGGCACACACTATCTCAAGGGCATGGCCATCTACAAGGATGATCTGCCGGCCGGCGTAGATCTGGTGTTCAATACAAACAAGAAGAACACCGGCAACAAGCTTGACGCCATGAAGCCGATGAAGCGTACACGGGCGGCAGAGGACGATCCTAGTAAGCCCGAGAAATTCACCGGACCCGTCGATCAAGACAACCCTTTCGGTGCGAGCATTAGTCGGCAGATCGGCGATCGTGATCCGGCAACGGGTAAGATCAAACATCTCACCTCGGTCATGAACATCGTCAACGACGAGGGTAAGTGGGACGAATGGTCGAAGAGCCTATCGTCCCAGATGTTGTCGAAGCAGAAACCGGCCCTGGCCAAGGAGCAACTCGACCAGACCTACACCAAGAAGAAGGCCGAGCTCGACAGCATTCTGTCATTGACGAATCCATCGGTTCGCAAGAAACTACTTGAAGCCTACGCCGATGGCGCTGATTCGTCTGCGGTCCACCTCAAGGCCGCTCATCTTCCTCGTCAGAAGACACAAGTGATACTACCCTTGACCGACATCAAGCCTACTGAAGTCTTTGCTCCTGGCTTCAGAAACGGCGAACGTGTCGCTCTTGTACGGTTCCCTCACGGTGGTACATTCGAGATTCCTGAACTCACCGTGAACAACAAGAATCCAGCCGGCCGAAAGCTCATAGGCCCGGATGCACAAGACGCGATCGGCATACATCCTAAAGTTGCCGAACGTTTGTCTGGTGCCGACTTCGATGGCGACAACGTGTTGGTCATACCCAACAACTTGGGTAAGATCAGGTCTACCGCAGCCTTGGAGGGTTTGAGAAACTTCGACCCGAAATCTAAGTATCCTCCTTACGAGGGTATGAAGGCGATGACCGAACGCGAAAAGGGATTTGAGATGGGCAAGATCTCGAATCTCATCACAGACATGACCATCCAGGGCGCTAACACCGAAGAACTCGCTCGTGCGGTGCGTCATTCCATGGTCGTCATCGATGCTGAAAAGCACAAGCTGGACTTCCGTCGTTCGCACGAAGACAATGGAATCCCGGCTCTGACGAAGAAGTACCAGTCAGGAACGTCAAGTGGTGGTGCATCGACGCTCATCTCGAGAGCCACGTCACGGCTGGATGTTGGCGATCGGAAAGAAAGGCCTGCTGCACAAGGCGGACCTATCGATGCTGCGACTGGCAAGAGGGTGTTCGTGCCCACTAACAAGTCGTGGACTGATGCGTCAGGGAAAGTGCACTTCCGAACTCAGCAATCCACCAAGCTTGCCGAGACAGACAACGCACATACCCTGTCGTCGGGCACTGTCATCGAGAAGGTGTATGCGGATCACTCGAATCGGTTGAAATCGTTGGCCAACCAAGCACGCAAAGAGTTGGTCACTATCAAACCGAAACGGTATTCGCCTTCTGCAAAGATCGCGTTCACGTCCCAGGTTGAGACCCTAAACGCTAAATTGAACCTGGCTCTGCGAAACGCCCCCCTCGAAAGACAAGCCCAGGTCTTTGCAAACGCCACTGTTCGACTGAAGATCCAAGCCAATCCTTCCTTGAAGATCAAGGAGAACAAGGCTGAACTCAAGAGAGTAAAGTCTCAGGCTCTTGCGGCAGCCCGCATTAGGACTGGTGCGGAGAAGAACAAGTTCGAGATCACTGATCCAGAATGGGCAGCGATTCAGGCAGGAGCCATCGCACCCAGTAAGTTGGATCAGATCCTCAACCATGCGGATCTGGACCGAATCAAGGAACTGGCAACACCAAGAACGCCGATCAAGATGAAGACATCTGATGAGGCTAAGGCTAGGTCCCTACATGCAAGAGGCTACACATGGGCCGAAGTAGCCGACACTCTCGGTGTGTCTGTGTCCACGATCCAGAAGACCCTCAAGGTGGAAGGAGACTGATGGACTTCTACATGCTCACCACTACAGACAACCCATTCAGTCCCGTAACACAGTACGATGAGTGGCACACATGGGACATGGCACAAGGGTACTGGTCGAACTCTCTCTTGGCTAGAGTGGTTCGTACCTCGCCAGACTTGTCGGATGCTGATCAAGATCTGGCGATTCAGGAGGCGATCGATGAGATCGTTACCGAGAATGTTTCTGGAGTACATACAAAGGTCAGAGCAAGCTCGGAAGCGACTGTCCTATCTTCCTCTTGATCAAGCAGTAATCAAGTCGGAAGCTTTGGTGGTTCGTGAGATTGCCAAAGAGAACAAAGAGTTCAACGACTCTTTGATTCGGGCGAACTTCTCGTTCGTCTGAAAAGTTTTGGGATGGGGGGAGGGGTCCGCAAAATCGGACCCCCCTCTGCATCGCCGCCCTCCTATATTTTCCCCCGGCGGCATTTTTCCGGGGAAGTTTCTGGCCCCGGGTTGCCTAGGACGGGTAAGTGTAAGGGTCAAGATTCATCCGTGAGAGAATCGTTCTCACACAACATGAGGCTGGTAGCTCAACTGGCAGAGCAGCGGGTCTAGTGGCGGTCGGGTCGCGCCCGATACGTGCTTGTAATTCATCCCGTCAGTTGTGGGTTCGACTCCCACTCAGTCTCCTTGGGGATGGTAGCTCAGTTTGGTTGAGCATCGACAAGAACGTGAGCCATCGGTTCGATTCCGGCCGGGCAATTGGGCTCGTAGTTCAGTGGTAGAACGCACGATACGTCGAAGGTACGTTGGTTCAAATCCGACCCATCCCACGACCCCCCGAAAGGTAAACCTCATGTCCATCGAGTCCCTCGACGACCTACGACCCGGCGACTTCATGATCGCCGGTCAGTCCGCAGCACCCGCCAAGCTTCTCGTGTACGGCGGCGAGCTCCTCCTCCACGAGCAGGTCCGTGTCGGTCGATTCGCAGCCGGACATGCCGGCATCATCGGACCGGACGCCAAGACCATCATCGAGGCTATGCCTCACGGAGCTCGTGAACGGGACATCCGTCCCTCCGACTGGTCGCCAGCACAAGCGTACTTCCGTCTCCCCGAGGACTATCCGGGACAGGCCCACGATGCCGCGTTCGTCGCTCGAGCCATGGTGGGTACGCCATACTCGTTCGCGTCCTACGTCTACATCGCAGCGTTCTTGGCCGGCTTCCAGCCCGAGTGGCTTGCTCATCGCATTGACCGCCGTCATGATGACGTGTCGGTTCTTCAACTTCCAAGCGGACGCTACGCCAAGACAACCCTCCCGATCGAGGCCATCTGCTCGGTCCTGGCCGAACAAGCATGGAGTCTCACCGGCAAGAAGGTCATCCACGGAACTCACCCACAGGTCGTGACGCCTGGTATGCTCACCATGCAGTTGTGGAATCGAGACGGCGTCATCCGCGGCGGTGCAGGTCTGCTGTAGCTGGGGTTAGATACCTTAGCGGAGAAAACACGGCCTGTCCAGTTTTGCCTGTTGATCATGAAATACCCACGTACAAGAAAGGACTCGATTCATGGCGAATCAGACAGTCGCGGTTGGGGTCATCAACACCGGGACCGCGGTCTCGCCCAATCAGACCCCGATGCAGATCACCCTGGTCAATCCGGACGGCAGCGCTGCCGGGACCGTCAAGAAGGCCGCAGCCCAGGTGGACACGGTCGCCGCGGACCTTGCCGCGCTCAAAGTGGACTTCAACCTGCTTCTGGCGAAGCTGCGCACCGCCGGCGTCATCGCTCCGTAGTACTAGTGGTCGAGGAGGGGTCAGAAGGCCCCTCTTCCCCGCGCCCCATCACCCCCACAAAACTCTACTAGAAGGGAGTTGAATCCATGCCTCGACGTGGGGAAAGTCCACCGGACAGAGTTCCAAGTCGACGCAGACCGGCCTCAACTCCTGACGCTCGAGAATCTCAGATGATCGATCTGGCGGATCAACTCGCTGAGAGACAACTTCGAGAAGGAACAGCGTCCGCTCAGGTCATCACCCACTACCTCAAGCTAGGTTCGTCCCGCGAGAGACTCGAACAAGAGAAGTTGTCGCTGGAAACCGAATTGGTCAAGGCGAAGACCGAAGCAATTGCCGGTCAACAGCGACAGGAAGAACTCTTCCTCGAAGCAATCAGGGTTATGCGTGCTTATTCCGGTAATCCTGAAACGCCGGCGATCGAGGGTGAATTCGGATGATCAAATCTCATTCGGAGCTCGAGCAACTGAGCACCTTCGAGGAAAGATTCCAATACCTCAAGTTAACTGGCGCTGTTGGGTCGGCCACGTTCGGATACGACCGGTATTTGAACCAAGGTTTCTACAAGTCGAATCTGTGGAAGCGTGCGAGGACCTTTGTCATCGCCAGAGACTATGGTTGCGATCTCGGATTGACGGGATACGAGATTCACGACCAGGTTTATGTTCACCACATGAACCCGATGAGCCCTGAGGACATCAAACACTCGAATGTCGACATTCTCGACCCGGAGTATTTGATCTGTGTCACGCATCTCACGCACAATGCCATTCATTACGGGGACGAACGTCTACTTCGAAGAAACCATGTGGATCGGCAACCGGGCGACACCAAACTCTGGTAACGGTTAGATACCTTAGCGCAGAAAACATGGACTGTCCAGTTTTGCCTCGTGATCTTGAAGAAGGGCTTTTCTGATGGACCGTATGATCTCGCTCGGTGTCGGAACCGAGGGCGCGGAGGATTACTTCGGCACGTTCCAAGACATCTCCGAGCTTGCGAAAAACCTGGGTTTCACTCACGGCTACGTCAATGTGACGGCTCATGTCGTCGCGGACTCCGAAGACGAGTCGGATGATGGCCCGAACGACGAAGAGCTCTATCACGATGATCGCACCATCCCCAAGGTTCGTGCCGTTCTCAAGGATTACGGTCTATCCGACAAGACCGTCAGCGATCTGATCGCTAACCTTCACGCGGCGGGAATTCTGTTCCGGGAACGCCGGCAGAACAACGAGGGATAACCGATGACCGTTATCCCTATGCCTCGAGCTGCTCTTCGCGATGAGTTCTACGAACGTCGCGACTCCCGCGCAAACCCATCAACGGATACTCACCCCGATTCCCCCGGCGGAGACGTGGTGCGACGGTATCCGACACTCCCCGACACTGTCTACCATCGTGCGATACGAGTGGCTGCCGCTCGCGGTAAGTTCGCCAACGATCTCGCTCATAATGGTAGACCATCCCTCACCAACAAGGGCAACCACTGATGGTCGACTGGTCCGAAATCACGGGAAAGCCGGATTACATGCTTCCCCACAACACGCCGCTCCGCAAGTGGTATGCCGCGCTAGCCAACCGGCATTACTCCCCCGCTAAAATCGCCGTCATCGGCGATTCTCTGTCAGAGGGTGTCGGTGCCAGCCAATTCGGTCGGGGCTGGGTCCCGAAGATGACGGAACTTCTCCGCGCTCGCTTCCCGAGCGCTGGTAGTTCTCTCGGCGGAGCCGGTTTCGTGGCTTCCTGGGACAACCCCGGTTACGGCGGCGGTGCCCCGAGCTACACCTATCCCGTCATCCAAAACAGCGGTTACTACTCAGAGCAAACGGGCTTCTCGTTGAAGTCCAACACTCTTCTGACGCCCGGCGACAAGCTGACATACACGTTCACTGGAACATCGATCCACGTCTGGTACTTGAAACAGTACGGTGGCGGCAATTTCTCAGTGATGATTGACGGTACCATTGTCGCGGCAAGCGTTGTTACGGCAGCCTCAGTATCGGGTGTCGTCGTATGGACTTCTGCGGCGCTGACTCCTGGAAATCACACAATCCAGGTAACACGGCTTGCCACCGGCGGTTCGTATTCCGTGATCATCAACGGTTTCCGAGTCTTCAACGGCGATGAACTCAAGGGAATCCAGATTTTCAACGGGTCTCAATCGGGTTTGACTTCTGCGAATTTCGTGGAAGGCGCTGAGGACTGGGACCGCTGGGCTCGCTGGTTGGGCGTCATCAAACCGCAACTGGTGATCCTCGAACTCGGTCTCAACGACTGGGCCAGTGACACGCCGATGGCTTCGTTCAAGATGAACCTGAAGCTGCTGATCTCGACGATCCGAACACAAGCCACCACCGACCCGTCGATTGTCGTCTTCGCGGCTACCGAGGCGAATTCTGGTAGTTACGCCTCGACATATACCCAGCTTCACCAGGTTTGGGAGCAAGTGGTCGCTGAGGACACCAAGACAGCATTGTTCGATGCATCTAGTCGGTTCATCTCACCGAATGTGGACAATTCGGACGGATACTACTACGACATGATGCATCCCAGCGATAAAGGTCACGCTGCCATCGCCGATCGCATGGTTTCTTTCTTGTCGCCTCTGTGATACGCACCCTCCGTAACGAAAGGCATTTTCCGTGAAGGTCAGAATTATCTCTGCTGTGTCGGCTTTCCTGCTGGCACTCACAGCGTCGCTCGCCATCGCGAGCCCGGCCATGGCCGCGCAGTATTACTACTACTCTGGTGCGCAGGAGACGGTCAGCGGAGTCACTGCGGTCAGGGCGCTCATCGAGGTCGGAAACCCCTGGCTCTCAGGATACGAGCAGCACTCAGTTCGCCAGCTCGGGCTGCAGGGTGGAGCGTCTCTGGGCGACGCAGTCGAGATCGGCGTAGGCCGCTTCAATCACGACACCGGCGTCTTCCCGACGAACGTCCCTCGGCTCTTCGTATACCGATGGACGAATGGTGCTCCTGGTGGTTACAGCGACTCGACATGGATCCCGGTGTCCAACCTGGCCGGCTACACGCGAGGGATGGATCTGACACCGTTCATCGGCAACAAGATCCTGTTCGAGATGCGACTGACAGGAACGACGTGGACTTTCCGCCTCAACAATGTCGAGTTCGGTCGCTTCCCGGCCAGTAACTGGACCAGTCCGACGTTCACCTCGGCCACGCGCTTCATCGGCTACGACGAAATCGCCACGACTCGCGTCATCGGGTCCACCTGCACCGACCTCGGCGGAGCTCCGCCGATCCTGGCGACTGCTTCGGCGGGTTATTCCTTCGAGGACGTGCTCTACCTCCCCGGACCGACCTCGGGCAACCTGTCCCCCTTCGCTACGGATGCCACCAAGTGGAACGCCGCGCTGAAGACGGGACTGACCGACGCTTTCAACTCTGGCGGACCAGGCCTCTGCTAGAAAGGAAGACAACATGGCTCTCGGCCCTCATGAGATCCAGCATCGTTTCGGTTTTCATCCCGGAACGGACACCACCATCCCCAAGCACGAGAAGATTCGACAAGCCTATGTGGCTTTTGCGGAATTCTTGGACGCGACGCTCGGTGATTGCGATGCGGAGACAGTCAAGCAGGTCTTCGCCAGGCTCCAGGATTCGTCTATGTGGGCCAACTACGCAATCGCTCGTTTGGCGCCGCTGGAGAGTCCCGAGAGGCGTGTCGTTACCGCCAAACCCAAACCACCATTCGCGGGGGTGAAGGGGTAGATCGTGCTTCAAGCAAGAGCCAAGAAGCTGATCTACGAGTACGTCAAGAATCATCTCGAGAAGACTAACAACCAGGCAGCTTTCACTGCTGATGACGTCTTCCTGGTCTGGTTCAACAAGAGCATCGAGAACTGGAAGGCTCTTGTCGGAACGACCCTTCCTGACGAACTCTACTACGAGGTCACGCATAACGGTGTCAAACACGAGACGTACATCGACGCTTACATGAAGGTCGAGCATGTCATCATTCCTGATCCGCCACCGTCTCCTCTGTAAAGAAACCGAGATGAACTACAAAACCCCCGGCAAGGAAAGGAGAACCGTCAAAATGGCAGACGACAACGACCCGACAGTAGCGTCGGGTACCGAGCAGCTCGAGTTGAGCTTCCCCGACCCCGACGAATTCCCGTCGTACGACGAGGTCGATTCCGACGACGGAGAATCCGAGCTCCCGGGCGACAGTTTCGATGAGGCTGTTGCCGACTTTGACAGCGAAGGATGCGGGTGCGTCTGATGGCACTCTCGCAGAACGGCTACAAGTCTCGCGACTCCAGCCTCATCGCCACCTACACCGTCGTTCGCGACGTGAAGCTAAGTCTCCGCAAGGGTGACGCCCCCGTAGTCCTGTTGCACTGGGCTCGGTGGTTCGACAAGCACATCGAGCCGCTGACCAAGGTGGACTGTGGCGGCTACAACCCTCGCGCGATCGCCGGCTCGGGAATCGACAGCAACCACGCGTCCGGCACGGCCGAAGATCTCAACTGGCGCAAGCACGTCCGCGGGAAGCACAATACCTTCTCCGCGGAGAATCAGAAGAAGATCCGAGCCCAGCTCAAGTTCTACGAAGGCGTCATCCGATGGGGTGGTGACTACAAGAAGGCCACCATCGACGACATGCACTTCGAGGTGAACGCCGGTCCGAAGGAACTCGCCCGGATTGCCAAGAAGTGCAAGGACGCCGACAAGCCGAAGCCGGCCGTCGTTTATAAGGACGTCAAGGTCGACGGCGTCCTCGGTCCGAACACGACGAAATTGTGGCAGCACGTCACCAAGCAGAAGGTGACCGGGAAGCTGGACGCGGCTTTCGTCAAGTGGCTCCAGTCCTTCCTCAAGGCGCGAGTCGATCACCGACTCGTCGTCGACGGCGACCTCGGCAAGAAGACCATCGCGGCACTCCAGCGATACCTCAAGAGCCCCGTCGACGGCTACATCACTGAGCCGAGGTCGGAGTTGGTCGTGGCGCTCCAGCGTCGCATCAACGAGGGCCGCTTCTAAACCGAAAGGGATTCTCACGTGGCTTCAGTTCTCACAAGCATCAAGAAGAGTCTCGGTATCGGTGAAGACGACACCGCTTTCGACCCCGATATCGTGATGTACATCAACACGGTCTTCTCGACGTTGAACCAGTTGGGTGTCGGTCCGGATGCAGGCTTCCTGATCGAGGACAAAGAAGCCACGTGGGAATCTTTTCTCGGTACCGACCCGCGTCTCAACTTTGTACCAACGTACATGCTGTTGCGAGTTCGTCTTCTGTTCGATCCTCCGGGAACGTCCTTCACTATTGACGCCATCAAGACCCAAATCTCGGAGTACGAATGGCGCATCAACGTGTTCCGGGAGGTGCAACTGTGGCCGTATCCGCCGGTAGTGGTTCCGGAGGTGTAGACCCGGCGAAGTCCTACGTCATCGTGTTGATTCCCGAGAAGAACGACGAAGTCTGGCAGGTTTCCAGTGAGAAAGTTCCTCACTTGACTCTCTGCTATCTCGGGGGTCAGCTCGACAATGTACAACGCGTTACTCAGTTCATTGGTCATCTCGCTGCGACATCGCTGTCGAGAAGTACATACGGCGTAGATCATCGCGGCGTCCTTGGGGACAAATCCGCAGACGTCCTGTTCTTCAACGATCACGTTGCTGCCATTCTCGAGACGACTCGTGTTCAGCTTCTGAGCAATATCGACATCGCCACGGCCTACGGCATGACCGAACAGTTCGACACGTGGAAGCCGCATCTGACCCTGGGGTGGCCTGACGCGCCGGCGAAGACCAACATCGAGGGAATACCGTTCGCGGTAACTTTCGACCGCATCGCATTGTGGACAGGAGATTTCGAAGGAGTTGAATTTCCGTTGAAGAACGACAACGAAGAACTGTCCATGGCAGCCAAGGGCGAAGCATTCTTCCAGCATTTCGGCGTCAAGGGCATGCACTGGGGCGTACGCCGCGAGGATTCGGGTGGTTCGGCTACAAGTACCAAAGACGCTAAGGCCGAGAAGGCGACCACAACGGCCCGATCGAACGACGCCAAACTCTCGACGATGCAAGAAAAGGATCGACGAGCGCAAACGGCCCGATCGAACGACGCCAAACTCTCGACGATGCAAGAAAAGGATCGACGAGCGCAAACGGCCGACAAGCTCAAGCAGAAGCGACTCGTCGATCTCAAGTCGTCCAAGGACTCTCGCGAGGCCGGCTTTGTCAAGACGAAGGCCAAGATCTCCGGCGTCAACACCCTCTCGAACCAGGATCTTCAAACTCTCATCACGCGAATGAACCTCGAACGTCAGTTCAAGGATCTGAAGAAGATCGAGCATGAGGACACCGTCATCGGGATGGGTAAGAAGTGGGCCGGCAACTTCCTCAACGATGTTGCCAAGGACACCGCGGCGTCGTGGCTCAAGCGTCCCGGCTCGAATGCTTCCGGTCGCACGAGTGCTCGTGCATATTCGTGGGGCCAGCAAGTCGGCGGCGCCATCGATGGCACTGTAGTTCCTAAGGCGATCTCAGCGTGAGTCAACCACTGCACGGCACGATCAGCGACCGTCTCAGGAAACTGTTCTCTCCTGGCGATAAAGCGTGGACGGCTCCACGACCACGAGAATCCACGCCGATGCCGAAAACCGGCGTACAAGGCGTCCGCCTCAGTAAGGGTCGACGAAAGGCGAAGTGATGGGAGTAGAACCCCCTCACCAAAGCAAAACACCTCGTGGTTGGTACTGCTCACGACGATGGAATCACGAGGGACCGTGCGCTCTTCATCCGCGGTGGTGGCTGAGGATCCTACTGAAGATCTGCTAAGAGAGGAGGTTGGCGATGGCCCTGTCGAACACGGCGACGCCCTATTACTATGGACAATTCCGTGATTCGGTTCTTCGAGGAGAAATCCCTGTTAATCGGGAAATTTCTCTGGAAATGAACCGTATCGATGCGCTCATCGCCAACCCCAATATCTACTACGACGATCAAGCGATCGAAGGATTCATTCTCTATTGCGAGAATGAGTTGACGTTGACCGACGGTAGCGATCTTCATCTCCTCCCCTCGTTCAAGCTCTGGGCAGAGCAGATCTTCGGGTGGTACTTCTTCGTTGAGCGTAGCGTGTACGAGCCAACACCGGATAATCATGGTGGCCATTACGTCACTAAGGTTATCAAGAAAAGACTCACTACCAAGCAATACCTGATCGTCGCCCGTGGTGCGGCCAAGTCGATGTACGCGTCTCTCATTCAAAGTTTCTTCTTGAATGTCGACACCCAAACGACGCATCAGATTACCACCGCGCCGACGATGAAACAGGCTGAGGAAGTGATGTCGCCGATCCGTACGGCCATCACGCGCTCGCGAGGACCACTCTTCAAGTTCTTGACGGATGGATCGCTGCAGAACACGACGGGTTCGAAAGCCAACCGCGTGAAGCTTGCATCGACGAAGAAGGGCATCGAGAACTTCCTCACCGGCTCGATCATCGAGATTCGGCCGATGTCCATCAATAAACTCCAGGGCCTTCGGCCTAAGACGTCAACGGTGGATGAGTGGCTGTCGGGCGACCTCCGCGAGGATGTCATCGGTGCCATCGAACAGGGTGCATCCAAGTTGGACGATTGGCTCATCGTCGCGATCAGTTCGGAAGGAACCGTTCGTAACGGGTCAGGCGATACCGTCAAAATGGAACTCGCCACCATCCTTCGTGGCGACTACCAGGCCCCGCACGTCTCGATCTTCCACTACAAGCTCGACGAACTCGACGAAGTAAACCACCCTCGTATGTGGGTCAAAGCAAATCCGAATCTCGGTAAGACGGTTACGTACGACACGTACCAACTGGATGTGGAACGAGCCGAGAAAGCTCCTGCTTCCCGGAACGACATCCTTGCCAAGCGATTCGGAATTCCCATGGAGGGCTACACGTACTTCTTCACCTACGAGGAAACGATCCCGTTCCGGCGTCGTCACTTCGACAACATGCCGTGTGCTCTCGGGGCCGACCTTTCGCAGGGCGACGACTTCTGTGCGTTCACATTCTTGTTCCCCGTGCGGGACGGGTTCGGCGTTAAGACGCGGAGTTACATTACCAGTCTGACGTTGACGAAGCTTCCTGGAGCCATGCGTCACAAGTACGATGAGTTCATCAACGAAGGCAGTCTCCACGTGCTTGAGGGCTCGGTCCTCGACATGATGGACGTGTATGATGATCTCGATCGTTTCATCTTGGCGCAGGGATACGACATTCGAGCATTCGGATTCGACCCCTACAACGCCAAGGAATTCGTGACTCGTTGGGAAGCGGAGAACGGTCCTTTCGGAATCGAGAAAGTCATCCAGGGATCCCGGACCGAATCAGTTCCCCTGGGTGAATTGAAGATCCTTGCGGGCGAGCGTCAGCTTTATTTCGACGAAGACCTGATGCAATTCGCCATGGGTAACGCCATCACCCTCGAAGACACGAACGGTAACCGCAAGCTTCTCAAGACCCGATACCAAGACAAGATCGACAACGTGGCCGCCCTGATGGACGCCTATATCGCATGGAAGCTCAACAAGGAGGCATTCGAATGAGAGTTGAGGGTGAGAAGCCTTCCTTGGATGAGCTTGCTCACTTTGGTATCAAGGGCATGAAATGGGGCATTCGAAGTGCGGATCAACCACTGAATGCCAACTACACCTCGCGAATGCGCTCCAATGATCGACAAGTTCATGGTAAACGCGCAGTCGAGCGGATCAACACCCATCTGAACGAGGGCGGAACGCGTGATGATGCGCTGCGTCGAGAAGATATTCGTAATGCTCGCCAACGTCTTCTCGCCGCCGGCGCACTGTACGCTACTTCGTTGTTGGTGACGCATGGTTCGGTTCAAGTGTCCACTATGGCCGAAAACAATCGTACTGCTGCTAGAGACGCTGCGGTTGGCATCGGCTCCAAATCAACTCCGCTGAACTACATCAAACCTCGCGGCGGGGTCCACACTATTACTACGATGAAGTAGAAAGGGGGTGAGACATGCCAATCGTTGACCGAATCAAGCACGCGTGGAACGCCTTCCTCAAGCTGGACACGAATCGAAATGATTTCGATTACAGCAGGGGCCCCGTCACCTACGGCTCAGCGCGACCCGATCGAACTCGGATGCTGTTCGGTAACGAACGCACCATCATTTCCTCGATCTACAACCGACTGGCTCTCGACTGTGTCGAAATCGATATCCTCCATGTTCGAACGGATGCCGATAAGCGATACGTGGGGGATGTTGACAGCGGCTTGAACAACTGCCTTACAATCGAGGCCAACATCGATCAAGCAGCTCGAGCGTTCCGCCAAGATGTCGTCATGACGCTCTTCGACAAGGGCGTGGTGGCGCTAGTTCCTGTCGACACGACGGTGGATCCGAACGCGTCGGGAAGCTTCGATATCCAAACCATGCGTGTCGGGCATATCGTTGGCTGGCACCCCCAAGAAATTCGGGTCGAGGTCTGGAACGAAAAACTCGGGCAACGGCAAGAGGTCACGCTGGGTAAGAAGTTCGTGGCCATTGTGGAGAATCCGCTCTATGCGGTCATGAATGAACCGAACTCGACGCTTCAGCGATTGATCCGAAAACTCAACTTGCTCGACAACATGGATGAGTTGGTGAGTTCGGGTAAGCTCGACATGATCATCCAACTCCCATACGTCATCAAGTCCGATGCCCGTCGCAACGACGCAAACCGGCGACGTACGGAGATCGAAGAGCAACTTCGGGGCAGCAAGTACGGTATCGCGTATACCGATGGCACCGAGAAGATCACTCAGCTCAATCGCCCTGTCGAGAACACGCTGCTGAAGCAGATCGAGTGGCTGGTGACACAGCTATATTCGCAACTCGGTCTCACGCCCGAGGTGATGAACGGTACCGCGGACGAAGCAACCATGAAGAACTACTACAACCGAACGATCAACCCGATCGTCATGGCCCTTGTCGAGGAGATGAAGCGAAAGTTCATCACCAAGACGGCTCGGTCACAGCGGCAGTCCATCATGGCGTTCCGCGATCCCTTCAAGATGGTTCCCATCAGCGATCTCGCGGAAATCGCCGACAAGCTGTCACGGAACGAGATCGTCACCGCCAACGAGATGCGTCAATTCATGGGAATCAAGCCGGCGCAAGATCCCAAGGCCGATCTTCTCATGAACAGCAACATGCCTCAGCCAGGCCAACTTCCTGCGTCCAACGTCCAGACGATCGACGGGCAAGTGGTAGATACTGGCGGGGATGCGGCCGTTCAGTCTGCTATGAACGAGCTGGAAGGTACCGTCGACCAGATCTTCAGCGATCTGGGGCTCACGAGTGGATAGCCTCCTACAGCATCAATACGACGCAGTAGCTCGACGGGAATACTATCTTCGCACCCGAAAGCTTGTGGGCCGAGCGAAGAATACCACTCTTCCCGCTGTCAAAACTACTCCGACGAAGGCACTTCCCCCGAAGAAGACGCACGCCCAACGCCAGAAGGAATTGGAAGCGCGTATTACCAGGCTTCAGGGGAAACTCGAACAGCTCCGAGCGGCGCTCAAGGTTTTGGTAGAAGCAGCACAGAAGCGCAGTGGAGTCGCTAAGAATTCTGCTGAGCAGGCGGCGATTGATAAGTACCAATCGTCGCATTCTTCTGATCCCACCTCGAAGTACGAGAAGATGACTCAGAAGCAGAAAGATGCTGCGGCCAAAGCCGTTGAGAAGTATCGGGACAAGAACAAAGTCCTCGAAGATCAGGCGACAGATCTGAACAAGAAGATCAAAGCCATCCGCGACCGCATCAAGCGCATACAAAAGACAGGCTCCGTCGGAGCCAGTACATCTACTACACGGTAAGAGAGGAGCCTGTCAAAATGGCAGCAGAACCCGATTTCGGCGGGTACGCCACCAAGGCTGGCATCAGGTGCTCCGACGGACGAGTCATCAAGCCCGAAGCCTTCCAGCACATGGACGGCAAGACGGTCCCGCTCGTCTGGCAGCACGGTCATTCCGCAACGGACAACATTCTCGGCCACGCCGTTCTCGAGGCGCGCGACGACGGTGTTTACGCCCGCGGCTACTTCAACGGTACGAAGAACGGCCAGCACGCCAAGATGGCCGTGATGCATCGCGACATCGAGTCCCTGTCGATCTACGCCAATCAGCTCAAGGAGATGAACAAGAACGTTTCGCACGGCAACATCCGCGAGGTCAGTCTCGTTCTCTCCGGAGCCAACCCCGGCGCCAAGATCGACTACGTCCGGATCCAGCACAGCTCTGACCCGGACGACATCACCGAGCTCGATGACGAAGCTATCATCCACTCGGGCGAAGGTCTCGACATCTCCGAGAGCGACGAAGCGATCGTGGCATCGGTCGAGGAGAAGCTCGAACACGCGCAGAGCGACGGCAAGACCGTCAAGGACATCTACGATGCGATGTCCGACGAGGAGAAGAGCGTTCTTCACTACATGGTCGGCGTGGCCCTCGACGAGGCAGCCAAGAGCAACGCCATGAGCCAGGCCGACACCGATGCCGACGTCGTCGTGCATTCCGACGAGGCGGACACCGCCGACAACCCCGACACCACCGGCTCTGCCGAGCAGACCAACACCGATGAGGGCATCGCCCATCAGGAAGGAAACACCAACATGGCTCGCAACCTCTTCGAGCAGCAGGCTGCCGACGGCGCCGGTACGACCGAAGGTCACTCGCTGTCGCACGCCGACGTCACCGCCATCTTCGAGCAGGGCCGCAAGCTGGGCTCGCTGAAGGCGGCCGTTGAGCAGTACGTCGACGCCGTCAACGCCGAGGGCAAGCTGCAGCACGGTATCACCAACATCGACATCCTGTTCCCGGACGCCAAGAACATCACCGGCGCCCCGGAGCTGGACAAGCGTCGGACCGAGTGGGTCTCCTCCGTCCTGGCCGGCACCCGCCACACGCCCTTCTCGCGGATCAAGACCTTCGCCGCGGACCTGACCCAGGACGCGGCCCGCGCCAAGGGCTACATCAAGGGCAACTACAAGCTCGAGGAATGGTTCGGCGTTACCAAGCGCACCACCACGCCGACCACCGTCTACAAGAAGCAGAAGCTCGACCGCGACGACATGCTCGACATCACCGACTTCGACATCGTCGCCTTCCTGAAGGCCGAGATGCGGCTCATGACCGAGGAGGAGATCGCGCGTGCGATCCTCATCGGCGACGGGCGTGGCCTCAGCGACGAGGACAAGGTCAAGGACCCGCAGGGGGCCTCGGACGGCGCCGGCATCAGGTCGATCCTGAACGACCACGAGTACTTCGTGACCACGCTGTACGTGAACGTCGACGACGCCAGCTCGACCTACGACGAGGTCGTCGACTCCGTCATGGACGGCATGGAGTTCTACAAGGGCACCGGCACGCCGACCTTCTACACCACGATCCCGGAACTCAACAAGTTCCTGAAGGCCAAGGACACCACCGGCCGGCGGCTCTACGAGAACCGCGATCAGGTCGCCCAGGCCCTGGGTGTCGACAAGGTCGTCACGGTCGAGCCGATGAAGGAGATCTCCGGCCTGGTCGGCGTCATCGTCAACCTGAACGACTACAACGTCGGCACCGACCGCGGTGGCGAGCTGACGATGTTCGACGACTTCGACATCGACTACAACCAGCAGAAGTACCTGCTGGAGACCCGGCTGTCCGGCGCCCTGGTGCGTCCGAAGGCCGCCCTGGTCATCCGCAAGACCGCCGCGGCGAACGTCCTGGTTGCTCCGGTCAAGCCGGCCTTCGTCGCCAGCACCGGCGTGGTCACGATCCCGTCGGTCACCGGCGTGGTCTACAAGGGCGCCGACGGCACCACCACGCTCACCGCGGGTGCTCAGACCGCTCTGGCGGCCGGTGCGTCCACGACCGTCTACGCGGTTGCGGCGTCGGGCTACTACTTCGCCAGCACCGCCGAGGACTCCTGGTCCTTCACGCGGCCGGCGGCCTGATAGCCATATCGGGCGATGGCTAAGTTCTTCGGGGAGCTTGGCTACGGTGAATCCACCGAGAAGGGGGCGACGGGAGTGTGGGAAGACGTCATCGTAGAGAAATCGTACTACGGCGATATTCTTCGCAACTCCCGTCGTCTCCAGAACGGTCAATACGTCAACGACGATATTACCGTCGACAACTCGGTCAGCATTGTGGCTGATGCGTACGCCAACGAACATTTTCACGCCATCAAGTACGTCGTATGGGCCGGGGTTCGCTGGATCGTGACCAACGTTACGGTTCAGCGACCCCGGCTTATCCTGGAGCTGGGGGGTGTTTACAACGGACCGACGCCTACAGCTCCAGTCACTCCTTGAGGAGTTGTTGGGTGAGCGGAAGGTATATTTTCAACCCCCACCCAACAAAACGATGGCCTATCCGTGTATCGTCTACCAGCGAGACGACGCGAATACGGAATACGCTGGGAACCTGCCCTACACCGTCCAACAGCGTTATCAAGTGACGCTCATCGCCCAGGATCCGGATAGCGATATTCGGTCCAAGATCGCCGCCCTACCGTTGAGTCGCTACGAGCGTTTCTTCGCGGCGAACAACCTGAATCACGATGTCTTCGTGGTTTATTTCTGAGGAGAAAAGCATGACCAAGCTCGCTTGGGACAAGGTCGGTGAGCGGCTCTACGAGACCGGTGTCGACCATGGTGTCCTCTACATCCCGAACAGCCTCGGCGTCTACAACACCGGCTTCTCCTGGAACGGTCTGACGACCGTCACGGAGTCGCCGTCGGGTGCGGAGGCCACGGCCACGTACGCGGACAACATCAAGTACCTGACCCTGGTTTCCGTCGAGGAGTTTGGCGGCACCGTCGAGGCCTACACTTACCCGCCGGAGTTCGCCCAGTGCGACGGCACCGCCGACTACGAAGGAATCGGCGTCGGTCAGCAGCCCCGAAAGCACTTCGGTCTGTGCTACCGCACCCGTCTGGGCAACGACCTCGCCGGCACCGACTACGGCTACAAGCTCCACCTGGTCTACGGCGCCCTTGCGGCGCCGTCGGAGAAGCCGTTCGCCTCGATCAACGACACACCTGAGGCGATCACTTTCAGCTGGGAGTTCTCGACCACGCCGGTCGAGGTCGGCACGGTCGGCGGCACCGAGTTCAAGCCCACGGCCACACTCGTGATTCCGTCGACCGGAGTGGACGCGGATGCGCTCGCCACCCTGGAGGACCTTCTCTACGGCACGGTCGGCACCGACCCGAGCCTTCCTCTTCCGGCAGCGGTTCTGGGTCTGTTCACCGGCACGATCGTGGTGGCCACGCCGACGTCGCCGACCTTCAACAGCACCACGCACGTGATCACGATCCCGACCGTCACCGGTGTGATCTACATGATCAACGGCGAGGTCGTCACCGGAACCGTGACCATCGCAGTGGACACCGTCGTGAACGCCGTGCCGGCCGCGGGCTACAAGTTCCCGGCCGTCACCGACAGTGACTGGTTCTTCGACTTCGTCTAGAACTGAAAGGAGGCCCGAGAGTGCTCCAATTACAGGTCCCGATGTCCGAGTCGTTCGACGAAGTGTCGAACTTGTTCATCACGTCGTACTACGCCATGGAGTTGGAGCACTCTTTGGTCTCACTGTCAAAATGGGAGGCATTCTTCGAGAAACCGTTCCTTAGTCCAGCAGACAAAACCGACGAAGAAATTCTTTGGTATGTCCGGGCTATGACGGTGTCTCCCAATACTCCTCCGGAGGTTTTCCTGAGACTTTCTCAGAAGAACTTCTCGGAGATCAACGACTACATCAACGGTAAGAGCACCGCGACGACGTTCCGAGAAATGCCGCACAGTCCGAGCAGCAAGGAAGTCATCACTGCAGAGATCATCCGATACTGGATGATCGCACTGAACATCCCGGCCGAGTACGAGTCTTGGCATCTGAACCAACTCTTCGCTCTGATCCGAGTAACCAATCTGAAGAACGCTCCGGCAAAGAAGATGGGCCGACAGGAAGCGGCGCGGAGGCAACAGAGTCTCAACGCACAACGACTTGCTCAATTGGGAACTAGGGGCTGAGAGGAGGGAACGCACACATGACAAGGCTTACCTGGGGTTCGGTCGGAACGCACTTCTACGAAGCCGGCGTCGACCGAGGCGTTCTGTACCTTGACGCGCAGCCGGGCGTTGTTTGGACGGGACTCATCTCGGTCACGGAAAGTTCCTCTGGCGGAGAGGCTAAGCCCTACTACGTTGATGGCGTGAAATACTTGAATCTCTCGTCTGCCGAGGAGTTCGAAGCCACCATCGAAGCCTATACCTACCCGGCAGAGTTCGGTCAATGCGATGGTACTGCTCGTGTTCGACCGGGATTCTTTGTGACGCAGCAGAGTCGTAAACCTTTCGCTTTGTCTTACCGCACGAAGATCGGTAACGATCAAGACGGCGACGACCACGGTTACAAGATTCACATCATCTACAATGCGCTTGCAGCGCCCTCGCAGCAAGCGCATGACACGATAGCCGATTCGACGCCACCCACGAACTTCAGTTGGAATATCACCACGAAGCCCGTGGTGATATCTGGCTATAATCGAACCGCGCATGTGGTGATCGATTCTCGCTACGTCCACCCCATCACATTGGGTTCGGTGGAAGACGTTCTTTACGGAACGGCATCGACTGCGGCATCGCTCCCAACGTTCGCTGATCTGGTCACCATATTCGACACGCTCGTCGACCTCGAAGTCGTCGACAACGAAGATGGCACGTTCACGATCACCGGTCCCGACGAGGCAATCGTCATGATCGAAGCAACCATCGCCGAAATCACATGGCCGACCGTGGTACCTGTCGACGCTGACACGTACACGATCAGCTCGTAACAGAAAGGTGGTCTCGTGGCTACCGTTACCGTAGTAACCGCCGAGCGAACCCTTGAGATCGAGGCGAATTCGGTCACTGGCGGACATATCGATGGATCCGGACATCTCATCCTCACCACCTTCGACGCGACGGAGATCGACTGCGGATCTGTCGTTGGATCCATTTCCTCGGCCAGCGATACCGTACAAGGTATCGTCGAGCTAGCGACCGACACGGAGACCATCACCGGCACTGATTCGGCACGGGCAGTAACCCCGTTCGGTCTCTCTGCTCTGACGGCCGCCGACACGCGTCGTGGTCTCGTCGAGCTGGCTACCAACGCCGAAGTGGCCACCGGTACCGATACGACCAGAGCTGTCACCCCGGCTGGCTTGACCTCGCTGGTGGCCAGCGACACGGCTAAGGGCATTGTCGAGCTGGCTACCAACGCCGAAACGGCTACGGGAACCGACGCAGTCCGTGCCGTCACTCCTGCTGCACTGGCAGCCCTCATCGCCACGGATGTCATTCGTGGGCTCGTTGAGCTGGCTACCAACGCCGAAACAGCTACGGGAACGGATGCTACTCGCGCCGTCACGCCGGCAGCACTCGCCTCGCTTATCGCCACATCGTCGGCGAAAGGTATCGTCCAGCTCGCGACCACGACGGAAGCGACCACGGGAACCGACACCGCGAAGGCGATCACCGCGGCAGGCGTGCAGGCAGTTCGGGCGCTTCTCCAGCCGTTGGACTCGGACCTAACGACCATCGCCGGCCTAACGGCAACGACCGACAATGTGATCCAATCCAAGTCGGGCGCATGGGCCAGTCGCACCATGGCGCAGCTTGCCACTGACTTGGCTGCAACCGGAGAGTTCCCCGACATGATGCTCTACTCGGGTGGCTCTTACGGCGATGCAGATGGCGCGAAGATCTACTGCGGCAGCGCCGATCCGGGATCCGTCACCAACGGTTCCGTGTGGTTCACGATTCCGTAAGGGATATCTCACATGACCTACACGCAAACCGTCATCGACAACTTCAACGACAACTCCTTCAACACGTCGATTTGGGCAACCCCGTCTGGCGCTACGGGCATCGCTGAGACATCGGCCGCACTTCGCATCTCGGCTTTG